ATATTATATATATAATATTTATATATAAGATTATTAAATATATTTAGTATTATAATGGATGATAAAGTAATTAAAATACATCTATCTATATTCCTAAATAGATATAATAATAATATAAATATCCCTGAAAATATTATTAATAAGGCAGAACATCTAAGAAAAACATGTAATTGTTTTAATTCATTGTACGACCCTAAAATGATATGGGAAAAAAAGCTATTTTATAGAAAGGAAAAATCTGGAATGAATGGATTAAATACAAATAATAAAGGGAAGGTTCATATTATCATTCCAGATTTTTCTGATATATCTACTACAAAGAGGACATTAGTTGGATATTTAAATAAATTATCAGTGAAGAATAAAGATATAATTTATGAAAAAATCAAGGAAATTATAAATAATAATATGAACGAAGAAGTATTTCTAATTATATGGTCATATATTAAAGTTTCTACAAATGATAATAATTTATATATTAGATTATTAGACTACTTTGATACAGAGTTTTTAAATATTATTATTGATAAATTATGGAAGATTTATATAAATAATAGAGAATGGGAACCGCCAAAATATATATATGAAAATAATTTATTATTACAGAATAATGAATATGAATTATATTGTGATTATATTAAATGGAAAAAAGGGATACATAATATAAATATTATATGGATAAAATATAAAAAGGATGAAATATCATTGCTATTAAATAATATATTTGATTATATGATTGAATGTATAAATAATCCTAATATACATAAATATATTGTGGATATATTTATGGAGCAAATATTAAAAATATTAAATAATCACAAAGATGTTTCTATAATAAACAAAATAAAGTTACTAGATATTAAAAAGTTTGATAGTTCAACAAAATTTTTAATATATAATATTATAGAAAATAAATAATTTCTACTATTATAATAGAGAATAAATAATGAAGGAGTCCGATACAGCATTATCTTTTTATAGTAGTGTATTTATACAATTAATATTTGTATTATTGCTTATAATAATTTGGAGTTATATATACAAATTAGAAAATATTGGTTGCGCATGTTCCGAACATAGCAACAAAGAGTTTATAAAGAATTTTACTATAATTGCGTTAGTATATTTCTTTATTACCGCTTTTATATCTGTGAAAACTATTGCTAAAAATATGGGTAATGTAATTGTTCAATTATTAGCATTTGGTTCATTTGTATTTTTCCTGACATTTGTAGTATATATATACTATTCATTTGATTATGTAAGATATTTAATGAATGAAAAATGCAAGTGTTCGGAAGATTTACGACGTGATATTATAGCCATAGGAACTATGATATCTCTATTCCTATTCTTAATACTATTATTTACTATAATAATAATTCCTATATTAATAAGCACTATAACTAACCTATTTGTAAAAATTCAAGATTTTGAAAGTGAAGTTGAAGAAGTTATAAAAAATCCTGTTAAATCATTAAAAAGCAGTCCTGGAAGATTATTTAAATCAACAAAAGACATAGGTTCTTTTGTTAAGAAAACAGCATCTAAATTAACAAAATCAAAAAAGAGAAGTTAAACGATAAGTTAATTACTAAATTTAGACGATAAATAAAAAATTATAATATATAAATTATTCTTTATTTTTACTACATAATATAAATATCATGATATTAAATTTCATCTGGGTCTATAATAATTTCCTTAATATAAGGCGCTAGTATTTCATCTACAATTAGATCGGCATTAAATTCATCATAACTCATAAATATTTTTAGAAGTTGCTCTGAAAATCCAGAAATCATTGCTGTTCCCTCTGTTTTACAATTAACAGGGAATGATTCCTTATGAGATGAATTTAGATTCCAGAATATAAACTTAGGAGGAGTATAACCCTCTGCTTTAAATTTTTTTACAATAGTTTTATATACAGTTTCTACGCTTTTATTTTCATTATCTACATTTGCCTCGTCAAATTGCATATCAGTAAAGATAAATAATTTTTTAGGCATATCATCGTCATTTACATTATTATCCTTACCATATTTAATAATACTATCGCAGCATTTTACAAAATCTGTATTATAGCCATAGTCAACATCTATTAATGATTTAAAGCAAGTATATAAAGATGGCTCAATACCTTTTTCAGTATATTCTTTGTATAAATCATCTGGAATAAGTGACACTAATTCAGGTTTATCACTGAATGTAATAAACTTATTTTTAAACATTCCATTACAGCATTGTGATGTAATGATTCCAAGTGAAATTGCTACTTGCGCCGGAATACTTCCATTGCTTGCTGAAAACATGGAACCTGATAAATCAATAACTGCTAACGAATTTCCTAGAATGCCACTATTTTTTACATTATCTACAATAGTTCTCCATTGTAGCTCAATTGTTTCATTTTCTTCATATTCATCCTGAGTATTGCGGAGATTAACGTAATAATTTGCTAATTCATGAGGAAGAATACCTGTAACATTAATCTTTGCTGTTCCATCTCTTACCTTTGATAAATAGTCGCTATATCTCTCACCATCATGAATATTAAATGCTTTATGTAGTCGTTTAGACGCAACACCAGGAACACACTCGTAATTAATTTTGTCCCACTCATTATTACACATGAGTTTTTCAACAATATTAATTTTTTTTCTAAGAGGCACTAGATAATCTTTTCTATATTTTTCCATTTTTTTATTATCTTCTTTGCCATAAAGAATTGTCGCAATTTTCTTTGCGAAATGCTTCCGGCTATCATTTCTATCATTTTCACTTGGAGCCCATTTCGCACATAGAGAGATATTATTAACCTTATTTTCATCACTTTCTTCATTTAAGTTTGTAATATCATCACGCAATTTATTAGCAAATAGGTTTAATTCATAATTCTTATTAATAACTCCATCACCACTATCCATGTAGCATAAATATAGCAAATCTTTCCATCTTCCATATTTATTTACATATGTAAGAATATTATTCATATATGTATAAGGTTTGTGATCTCTGAGCCACGACATACCCTGATTAGATACAGACTTTTCCTTTTTTCCTGTTAACCTATCACGTCCATTAAAAATAACAGCAACAGTTTTTTCAGGGCTAATACGCCAACACTTTTCAATATACTGGTGGTTCTTTTCCTTTGTAAGATTTCGTGTATACATCATGAAATAGTCTGTAATCAAATTTCCAGTTGTATCCAATGCGATAGCTCCATTTTCTGTGAGAGTGTACTTAGGTACAGTAGTATGTTCAGAGTTCATGATTAAACTGTTGATGTTTATTAATACTATAACAAACTACTTATATCAATTTTTTATTTTTTATTATATAAAATATATTATAAATATAATAATATAATGTTTTTATATTTGCCTTGGAAATTTCAGAATTCAAGAGTTTTAAATTGTAAATTAAATAATGATATCTATTTGCTTAATTTAATTAGAGTTTGGGTAATTAAACAGGACCCCTCTATTAATACACCAACACATTGGTGGTGTAAAGATTTACCATCAAATATAAATGAATTATTCTGCGATATTTCAAAAAATAATAAGATTATAGAGATGTTTAAAACATCATTTGGAAATGATTGTATTGTGGATATTTTAGATGATATGAATGAGATTTATGTATCACCTCCGTTAAATAATAATAAGAATTTTAAAAAAAATGCTCCTGATAATATTTTTTATACTAGGCATATTGATGGACCATTCTTTTATATTCCATTTGCTTCTTGTTATAGAGTTATTGTTGGTCTTGATGATAATAGAGATACAATGACAGTATTTAATATAATTCCAGAAACTTATATAATAAAAACAGGGGATGTTGTTGGATTTGATTTTAATAGAGAATGTCATTATGTAACACCAATTATTAGATATAATGATATTAATAATGACACTATTTATAATAAGAAGTATCGCGTAATTCTTAAAATACATTATTGCGTATATCCTAAATGGGCCTTTGTATTTGGTTTTATTCTAAGTAAGCTTTCAATAATGTACAATAAATTATTTAGAGCTCTTTTATTATTTACTTTAAAATCTCAAAATAAATATATAAAATGTCTAGCAAAAAGTATGACAATAACTACAAAGGTATATCATGATATTGAATACTATATAGGTAATAATAATATACAATATATATTATTATTGTATTTTATATCTACTAAAACAAATTACTATGTATTATTGTTATCTAGCTCATTTATTCACTATTTAAGATGGATAGATACATCAGTTAATAATATAGATATCAATAATATATTTAGAAGAGATTATTATTTTTACAAATTTATTTACATGCTTCAATTTATACACATGTATCTTTCATACAAGATTGAAAATCCTATTTTATATACGTCAATTATAGTTCCTACAATATTCACAACATATGTTTCTAAATATACTATTATTATACCAAAACTTATTGAAATATACCTAACATATGATATGTTAAATAATTATAATAACCTAAAATATGTGGAATATATTTATATATATGTAAATATATTATTTAACTATATTCAGTTATATAAACCAATAGATATGTAAATATATACATATATTATAGATGATATATGGATATTAATGTCAAAAGATTAAAGTTAAATAATGGTGTCAGAGTTATAATAGTACCATTGAAAACAAAATTAACATATATATCAGCAAATTATTTATTAGGTAATTATCAAGAAAAAAAATGCGAGGTAGGGCTTACACATTATTGTGAACATTTACTAGCTCGTTTAACATCAACAAAATATAAAAATGTAACATATATAAATAATGAGATATATAGACGTGGGGGGATAACAAATGCTTATGTAACTAAGTATGAAACTAGCATATATATATCAGGACTTTATGAAGATTTAGAATTTTATATGGATATATTATCAAATACTATTAATAAATTTTATATTGACAAAAATATAAATAAGGAAAAGGGTGCTGTTATTCAAGAATATAGAAGAATTATTTCAGATTCTAATTATAAGTTTAAATTTAATATGTTTAAGTTTCTATATCCAAAATATTCATATATTGAAGATTATAAAAATATGATAACAAATATTAAATATTTTGATAATAAGCAAGTAATCAAATACATAAACGAACATTTAAATACAGATAATCTTATTATAACAATAACATGCCCTTCAAACAAAATTAATGAAACTATTAAAAATGTTAAAAAATATTTTGGAATTATTAAATATAAAAAATCAAACCTTGTATATCCAACTCTAAAACATATTAGTAAATTAAGAATAGTCAATATTAAGAATGATAATATAGATATTAATAATTCAATTGTAATTCATTTATCAAAGAAAATTGCGTTCCTTTCAGATGAGCATTTAATACTATATTATATACAAAGAATACTGTTTAACTTTAATAGTGGTATATTTTACAAGATACTTCGCAAAAAACTTGGCATCATTTATTATATTGGATTATCTATCAATATAGATAATTATAATGCGGAAATGTCATATTATAATATAACTTCTCAATGCCAACATATAAATATGTCATTATTTTTAGAAAATACAATAAATATTTTAGAAAATTATGATATGAAAGATGAAGACATAAAAAATGCTAAAAATTATTTTAAAGTATTATATGAAAATAAGAAATTTTTTAATTTGAGTTCTTATAATGAAGAATACAAAGCACAATTATTATTTAATAATGATATAGTTAAAAATGCTACTATTTTTAAAAAGATAATGTCTATTAAAGCTAGCAAAATAAAAGAATATTATAAGAATATATTTGTAAAGGATATATTATCAAGACATATTCTTTTTTATTATTCTAATAGCAATATCAATAAAAAAATTGAGTTAATTTATAAGAAACATATACCAAATGAAAAATGTGAAACATATTATATAAACTAATAACTAGTAAACTAACACATTGTTATTTTAAATTATTTAATCATATTAGAATACCATACGTTACAAATATAAAATGGATACCTTCTATTTTTACGTATATTTATTGCTTATTATTACAACTACATTAATTTTTACAATAATAAGATGTATATTTAATATACATGACTTAGATATATTTTTTTATCCCAATAATAAAAATAATATTATAGAAAATCAGATATATTTATTTACACATATATTAGTTAACTTTTTACTAGGATTTATATTTGGTTTTGATATTATATTGGGTATGTTTATAAAAATATTAATTTTTGAAGTATTTCTTCATATTACAGAACATTGCGATATTTTCTATGTATCAAATATATCAAATTTAATTGTTATTGTTTTGATATCCTTAGTAAGTTATACCTTTGGTTGTGTATTTAATAAAGCATTAAGAGCTTTCTAAAAATTATAAAAAAATATATATATATTATCCAACATTCTAATTACAACTATTAATCCTAATGCCCATACCCATACCATGTAAGTTATCCTTCGATATTATCTAGCATTTTCTGCTATTCATTCATTTTGTCACTAATTATTTTGTTAGTATTTTTTGAATATAACCTAAAATTAATTACATTTCGCATTGGGCATCTAAACTCAAAACTGTCTGAGGCAACAAACGCCTCATCGTTTTTGCTTGATTCTAGTTGTGTTTCAAAGTATTTAAATAAGCATTTATCGTGAGTGTTAGAGCATACTTTTTCTGTTTTTGTGGAATTATCAATATATACTTTCATGATTCTATCATTATTTTTAAACTTAGAAAGGCAAATACAGCAAATATTATCACAATTAGTATGATTTCTCTTGTAATCGCAAATCAAGATTGGCATATTTGTGATATTCCATCTAAAAGTTCTAAATAACATCTTATTAATACGCTCAAATACCTTCCTATTGTAATTAAAATCTCCACATGTATAATCATTATCACGATTAGCAATACAAAACTGAGTTTTAAACTCAACAATATCATTCATAATAATATTTGTAATTTTTTGTTTTTGTAGAATGCTCATAGTATCAATAATAGTTCCTGTATTATTAGAAATACTAACACCGTACTTAGTCAAAATAAATACATTAGATAGAAAGTCTAATTTATTGAAGGGAGGCAATATCTTTGTATTTATAGGTATTAGAATGTCAAAGTCAAAAGACATTTCAATGCCACTATGTACAAAGGGAATTTTTCCTATGGTAACCTTGTAGTTAATTTTCTTGTGCATTTTGATTGGCAAATTAAAATATCGGTCACAGTCAGACACAGATAAGATAGAGGAAGATATATTAGAATAACCATTCTCTGTATTAAATACATCTTGAAGAGCGATAAGAAAGTTTGAAATATCATCTTCTGTATACATACAAATATCCATATCTTTTGCAACAAGAGCGCGTGCTGCTGTTTCCGGCTGGTAGAATTTATTCCAAAACTTGTGAATATCATATTCATTGCGATTATTATATATTGTCTTATAGTGGTCGCTAATTATCATATCCCTGACAAACCCACCAAAGATAATACCATTATTTTCAAATACTATTTTTTTGATATTATTGAACAATATATATTTAATACGGTCAGGCACGAAGTTCATTCTGACAATTTCCATTCTAATACTTTTCTTCAATTAACAACAAAGTTAATGCGCAAGGATTCACAGATTTTCACAAAAGAGTTTTATGACAATTGAGAATTGGCAATCAATTATTGGGTTGGTTCTTAATTATAAATGTTATTAATTAATAATCAATTTTTATAATTATTACAAAAAAATAATACAAATATATTCTAGTATATTTTAGAATAGGCTTATTGTTATTATCCTATATCATTTTCTATTTTAGCACGTGAATATGCGTACATTACTTTTTCAGCAGTATCTATTGGAAGAATATAATCTTTCGCACCATAAAACTCGGGGGATTTACGAGAACTTCTATTAACTAATGTTCTAAGAGCATTTATATCATGTAACTCATATTGAAGGCGAAATGAATTATTGTTTGAATCTGTAAATATAAAAAATAAAGATGGTTTTATCTTATTTATACCATCTGGGATATAGAAACTATTGGGATATTTAAAAGATATGTCAAAATTACCAGAACTATCAATATTATGAATATTTGGTGTATTCTCAAATGCAATTTCATAATTTGGGAAAGGAAGGCCTGAACCAGAATAATTACTCATTCTATCTATTGGATTTGGTGCGATTATTATAATATTATTATATAAAACTTGATTTTTTATAGAACCTGTTATTTTTAATAAGGAAAAATCTGTACTATAAACAACATTAAATGCGGTATATTCATCACTAAATATCATTTTAAATTAATAAAATATTTTATATCTCTATATTTTATATATGTTTTATTTTTCATATTATATTATAAATTATTATAAATTTCAAAAAATCTAGATAATAAAAATAAAATTTAAATACTATCATCTTCTTCATCTTCGTCTTCGCTATTAAATAAAAATATATTATCGTTATAATCAACCTTTTCTTTTTTACATTCTACGCCAGGGTCATCATCGAATATTATATTAGCATCATTAGGATTACTGATAGTACAAATATTAACCTTATTGTAAGCATTGATTAATGTATCCGAAATTTCTTTGTTATTAATAAGAATTTTACATTGTTCAGCATTATATTTATGAACAATATCAACCTTTCCTATTTGAAAATCTCTTATAGATACAGCAACAATATCGCCTGCCTCAATTAATACGCGTTTATTAAAACGTCTCATAGAACCTCTAATCACACCAACCGCTTCTGTACCATTATCACATAATACAAGAACCCTACAATTTCCTAATAATTTAATTACATACGCAAATACTTCGTATTCGCTATCAATATTATAGTTATTATTTGAAACCTTGTTAAATTGACTTTTTTGTTTCTTATTACGAATGCTGGTTTGATACATATATTTTATATATATGTTCTTATTTTAGTCTTATATTATTTATCAGCATCATAATTGTATTTTTCTTTTGAACGAAGATACATATTTCTTTTATATTTATTTTTAATAATTGATTTAAATTCGCAACATGTTATTATATCATTATTACAATTTGTTGTATTATATATTAATGCCAGATTTGGCGCACTATTACATCTCAAAATAGGACTTCCATATAGGATATTTATTCCATTTGAATTATTAATATAATTCAAAATAATAACAGCAAAAACAAGAACTTTAATCATTTTATTATAACTTAATTTAAAGTTTTATATCATTTTTTATATATAAAGAAAGTATATTATTTTTTTATTTTCAAAATTTTATAAATAATATATATATTTAATAGATATTTAAAATATGCAGCATAATATATGTTCGCACATATTAACTCCAAAACAAGTTGGTCCTATATGCTGGTTTATGGCAACTTTTGTCGCAATGTTTTACAGTCAGCGTAGTAGAAAAATATTACTAGAAGAATCCAATGGTTGGAATAAAAAGAAGTCTTTATTTACATTATTAAAGCATGTATTGGATGATAAATACTTAAAAGTAGAAAGTAAAGAAAGCGATGATTACAAGAAGTTTAAAGATGATACGTTTTTAAATATATTATCATACTTAAATATTGAAAATAAAAAGAGTTTTCCTTATGACCCTAAAAAGGTTACTTGCGGGTTTGCTCCGGAAGTTTATATAGGCAAACTATATAAATTATTAAATGTAGATTATAAAATGTTTGATTATTCAATTCAAGATAATACTGTTGCATATTCATATTATAACGAAGATTATGATTTACTAAACTATACAATTAAAAAGAAGAAAATGAGCATAGATTTTAATGTAGAAGAATGGATAAAAGTGAAAAAATATAAATATGTTGAAAATAATAATGCCCCTCCTATATTAATTATTAGGGTAAATGATAATGAAAGAAATGGACTTTATAATCTTCTTTTACCAAGTAATATAATAAATGATGGCGTCGCAAAAGATGAATTAAAATCTATGCGCGAACAAATATTTTATAACGGCGCAGAATATAATTTAGATTCTGTAATATTGGCAAATTGGAACATTAATAAATATAGTGGACACGCAATAGCAGGAATTACTTGTAAAAAAAATAAATATGTCTATAATGGCTGGACGCGAACCAGTATGGACCCCGTGATGGCTAAAAATATAACAAGAGAAATACCTTGTGAACTTATGAAATACAATTGGAATATCATTAAAAATAATGACTTCTGTTTAAACACCGCAAAATGTATCCCAGAATTATTAAGAAAGAAATTAAAAGTTAGAGATCTCTGCTTTAATTTTAGTAAAGGGGGGAGGCTATTGATATATGTTCGTAAAGATGCTAAACATGATACTTCTACTGATAGCAATATAAATGCTGGAAATTCACCTGTAAAGTCTCCTACCAAATCACCAAAGAAATGTCCAGATGGTAAAGTATTAAATCCTAAGACAGGACGCTGTATATTGATAAAGAATGCTATAAATAAAAATGTTGCTAAACCCAAGTCTCCAAAGAAATGTCCAGATGGCAAAGTATTAAATCCCAAGACTGGTCGCTGTATATTGATAAAGAATGCTATAAATAAAAATATTGCTAAACCTAAGTCTCCAAAGAAATGTCCAGATGGCAAAGTATTAAATCCGAAGACTGGTCGCTGTATATTGATAAAGAATATTATAAATAAAAATATTGCTAAACCTAAGTCTCCAAAGAAATGTCCAGATGGCAAAGTATTAAATCCGAAGACTGGTCGCTGTATATTGATAAAGAATATAATCGCAAAGTGATTAGTTTTAATGTTAATTGTTTAATATAATTAGAAAAGTATAGAAACAAATGGATTTGCTATAATGTCTTTTTTATTTTGTTCAGATAAAAATGGAAACCTGTCTAAATTTTTATCATTCCACCAGCAATAATGAAAACTAATATATAATGGGACCTCGTGTTTAATGCGAATATCAAACAATTCATCTAATATATTTTCTTCGCCTCCTTCAATATCTACTTTAATTAATGAAATATTCGCAACATCAATGTCATAATTTTTAATTATAGTATCTAATGTAATTGTTTCTACAACATAATATTCATCATAATTTACACCTTTTGGATAAGTTTGCGACATACTATCATTAATTCTTGAAGTAGCATAATTAAAGTTTTTACCAAAATTTATTTTCTTATTATCAATATTGTATATTGCCTTATTGATGAGAGTATAATTATTTTCACAATTTGTTTTTAAATTGGTTGCCATATCATTAAATGCTAAATTATCCGCTTCAATTGTATATACATGTTTTGATTTTCGTGATCCATACATTGACGTTGTTGCAATCCACCCTCCTATATCAATAAATACCTTATCTTTTGATAAATATTTATCAAATACTTTAAAAGTATCATTTTCCCATTCACCATACATATCTTTCCAAAAAGAAAGATTAGGATTATTAAAATTATTCTCAATTAAAAATAATTCGCTATTCTTATAAATTAGAAAATATTTATTTTCAATATATGACTTGATTATTTTTGATATAGATGAAATAGATGTTGTATTAATATTATTAATATAATTATCATATACATTATATAATTCATTATCTATATACCATGGTATATGCTTTGCTGTAAAGTTGCCACCTACTCTAATTTTTATATTATAATCTTCTAATATATTATATTTGTTGATATATATATATTTTTTGTTAATTAAACAAAAGGTTGTATCTATATCAGCATCATATAATTCATATTTATCATCCGCAATCTTTAATTCATAGAATGATTTTTCCCATTCATATATAGATAATTCATCATGAGTATATTTAGTAGCAAAAAAATTTTCGTGATCTGAAATATCAAGCGCAAAACCTATTTTAGATGTTTCATATTTATCTGACAAATTTGCTAATATTTCAATAAAATTTGTTGGAATATTCTTATTAAATTTTAAATCAGGGTCAGTCAATATAAATTTTTCAGGTAAAATATCATATATATGTTTATTATTAGTATTTGTAATCCAAGGTCCTAAATTTTCCTTATTATTTATAACACGAACATCAACATTATTTAAATACTTAATAGTGTTTAAGCATGTACTATTATTATTAATTATTATAATATTCTTATAATATTCTTTATTTATATTTAAAATTTGTGATAGAGTATTTTGTACATATCTATAATTATTATAGCATATAATAACAATTGGAATATCCATATAATCTTACAATCTTATAATCATATAATCTTATATAAGATTATATAACTAAAAAATATAAAATTGTATCAGTATAATCTCACAAAAAAAGCAAAAATCCCAATACTAATTTTGTGAAATAATATTTAGAATTTTTAAATATTCAAGAGTTTAAATATTATATTTATATAGAAACTTATTAATATAATGAGTAAAAAATTTAATGAGGCACTATGTATTCGTAATACTGGAACGTGGGCGAATGTTAAACCTGAGCATAAGTTTGATTCACCCAAATTTGATAAAGATATTGTAAAAAAAGACTTATATTTATTATCACCAAAAATAGATGAAATGATTAAAAAAATAAATCTATTAGATGAACAAGATATGATTAATGATAACAAATATTATAAACACATAATATATAGCGATATTTCTGGTGTTTATGGAGCTAAAATGGTTGCTTCATCACTAATTGCTAATAATTTCTCTCTTGTATATTCAAATAAATTTGATTTACGACAAGATATTATAGATAAAAACAAAACATTTGGACTTTTAACAACATCGACTGTATACAAAAAACCTCTGACAACTAAACTGAAAAAAAATATGATGACACGTATGAACGAACGACCATCAAATATCAATGGTGAAAACATGCGAATAATAATATTAGATTCCGGATATAAGGAAGGTCTAGATGTATTTGATGTTAAATATATGCATATATTAGAACCATTAGTAACAAAAGCTGAATATACACAGGTTATTGGACGAGGCACGCGATATTGCGGGCAATCCGGGCTACCATTTATACCAAATGTAGGATGGCCTCTAAATATTTATAGATATAATATAAAATATGATAGTGATATAACTATTCATGATTTATATCTTAAACATAGCAATACAAATATTAGCGCATTTAATTTTATTGCTGATATAGAAGCAATTATAATTGCTTCTGCTGTTGATACTCCTCTTACAGAAAATTTACATTTATTAAGAGATAAGAATAATCGTTTTTATGATTCGTTAATTATTAAAAATAATATAAAAGTTGAAAAATCAAAACGCAAAGATTATATTGAAGTAGTTAATAATATTCGCGGTAAAATATATACTAATGATAATATAATTGATTGTAAGAAGAATTGCCAAGGTATGCTTGAAGATTTTCCTTCTGCGAATGCTTTACTTATTATTGCTGTTGTATTTATTATTGAGAAGGTTGGTGCGCGCGTTGATAATATTATTGTTAAGAATAAAAAATTATATATGGGTAATATTAAAAATAAGGTTAATAATTATATTAAAGATAATGATTTAATTGAATATTTAAATAATAAACATCCAAAACCTTTATTATGTAATATTATAGATAAGAATCAAAACTTTTGCGATGCTATAAATAAAATATGGATGAACCCAATTAATTTTTTAAAATTATACGGAGACCAAATTATAGACAAATTAAATTATTATAAAACAAATAATATTATTAATGATAAAAACTATGCGGATGCGATGCGATTTATATATGAATATAAAAATAAATTAATACATAAAAAAAAAGTATTTGAACCAGAACCTCCTAAAACTAAATTGACAAATATTCAATTATATAAATATATTGATAAACATTTTGCTTCATACAAATGGGATAATATAGATATTATAAATAAATGCGTTTCTATTAGCGACGATATAGTTAAAGATAAAAAGGATTATAAATTAGTATCTTTCTCAAATACACAAAATTTTGTTCAAAAATTTTTAACACCTCAATCGCCTTATAAAGGTATGTTTTTATTTCATAGTGTGGGTTCTGGTAAAACTTGCACAGCTATTTCAACCGCGACAAATACATTTGATAGAGAAGGGTACAAGATATTATGGGTAACAAGACACACATTAAAAGAAGACATATGGAAAAATATGTTTGGTGATGTGTGTAATATAATAATACAAGAGCGTCTTAAAAATGGCGAAATATTACCATCAACAAAAGCAAAACGCATGGAATTTTTAGGTAAAAATTGGCTTATGCCGATATCTTATAAGCAATTCACTAATTTAATTAAAGGCAAAAATAAATATTATAAACAAATGGTTGGGTTGAATGGGTCAGAAGACCCTTTCAGAAAAACTCTAATTATAATTGATGAAATACACAAAATATATAGCTCATCTTTGTCGGCGTTAGAAAAACCAAATCCGGAAGTTCTACAAAGTATGATACAAAATTCATATAAAGTATCTGGAAAAGATTCACTTAAATTATTACTTATGACAGCTACACCAATTACAGATGATTATATGAGCTCAGTTAAAATACTAAATTTATTATTAGAAAATATTGAAAGATTCCCAGAAGATTTTGAAAATTTTAAAAAGATGTTTTGTAATGAAAATGGATTATTTACTGAAAATGGTTCAAATGAGTTTATGAATAGAATTACAGGATTAGTAAGTTATATAGATAGAACAAATGACCGCAGTCAATTTGCTTATCCGGTAATTAACGATATATTGATTGATGTGAATAGACAACATAATAATGATAATGGATTGAGTGAAATTAATAAAAATATCAATGAATATGAAAATAAATTAAAAGATGAAAATTTAAAAAAAGATGAAATAAAGGAGCTTAAAAAAATGATTACTAATATGAAAAAGGAAAAAAAGGTTGCTAATAAATTAAATGAAGAACCAAAAGATATTATAGATTTTATAAATAATTGTTTTGTTAAAAAGCAACCTAAATAATTCTTGCGCGTTATAATTAATATAAGAATTATAGAAAAATATATATAGATATGTATATATTATATTCAATAGTTATATCAACACTAATTTTTGGAGCTTATCAATATTTTGATAGTATAAATAGAGATACTAGCGCGCCTAACTTTCAACCATATGATATTAATAAAGACTTGTTTACAGCAAATAATATTATGATATATGTAATAATATTATCAATAGTATTCTGTGTAATTTATATGGCGTATAGTGATGATACAGATCTCTTCACGTCTCTTGGATTATTTGATAATGATCATAATAATTTATATGAAATAAAAAAAACAAATGTTAACCCTAGTATTTTTAGAAATATTACATCTCCGATGAAAATGGGATTTGAACCCTATAATAGCGGTGGTTCTGATGGTAATTCAGGTTCTGATGCTTCATCGGCAGTGTCATCAGAGTGTTCAGATGATAGCGAATAATTATTCATATTTAATGAATTATATATATAATTTAGGGTCAACATTAAGATTTTTCAGTATACGTTTGTATAAGACAGGTGAAAAATTAATGACAGAACAATTTTCATAATCCCTTATAATTTTTTCAGGAATTCCTAATCTGGCCGCTAATTCTTTTTGTTTTAATTTACTAGCATTTCTTGCTATAGAAATAGCTTGCGCTTGTGCGTGTGTTATTTTATTAAGCGCTGGTAATTCTTCATTATTTAATCGTAGAAATTCTTTATTGCCCATAGGTTTTTCCACTGTTTGCTGTAATTCTTTATTTTTTGATTTAACAGCATTTGTACTTCTAATAACAACCGGTTCCCAATCTTGATAGCAATTATTCATTTTATATAATATATATTAGATATTTTTATATCTAATATAATTTTTATATAAGAATTCGTTATTACTATATAATTAAAATATGGGGGATTTAACTTCGTATTTAATTGAAAATTTAAATAAAAAAGGAAATGAAAATTTTGAAGGAAATATTTCTGGCTGTGCGCAACAGTATTTAGATTTAGTAAAATTAACAAATGACCCAAATATCAATGTTATGGAAATTGGTTTTAATGGAGGACATTCAGCTGAATTATTCTTAAAAAATAATGACAAATTATCTTTAACATCATTTGATATTGGAGAGCATCCTTATGTATTAATTGGTAAAGCATATATAGATAAAATATATCCAAATAGACATACATTAATTATTGGCGATAGTAAGATGTGTGTCCCAAACTTTTATAAAAATTATAAGGGTATAAAATTTGATTTTATATTTATTGATGGTGGTCACGATTATGAAACAGCAATACGTGATCTAGAAAATTGCTATCATTTAGCTCACAAAGATACAATTGTAGCTATCGACGATACTATGTTTAGTCAATATTGGCTAAAATGTTGGAATGTAGGTCCTACAAAAGCATGGATGGAACTTCTAGAAAAAAATAAGATAATTGAATTAAATAGAACAGATTATTCAGACGGCAGAGGTATGTGCTATGGGAAATATGTTATGTAAATATTTGTAAATATTATAGTATATTTATTTTTTAACAAGCTAAATACCAGTATTATATAATATAAAATACTTTTACTATATAGAAGATATGCCTCCAAAAATTTGTCCAGATGATAAGGAAATAAATCCAAATACTGGTAGATGTGTTAAGAAATGTAAAAGTAATAGAATTAGAGATCTTAAAACTTTTAAATGTATCAAAAATCCATTAAACCATGTTATTAATCCTATAACTGATAGATATGTAAAGAGTACATATTTAAAAAAAATTGAAAAAAAACATCCTAATATATTACAAACTTTAAAAAATCCACTTAGATCACCTTCACATAGATCACCATCACATATATCCCCATCTCATAGATCACCTTCACATAGGTCACCATCACATATATCCCCATCACATAAATCACCTTCGCATAGAACATCTTCGCATAAATCACCATCACATAAATCATCTTCGCATAAATCTCCATCACATAAATCATCTTCGCATAAATCTCCATCACATAAATCACCATCTCATATATCACCTTCGCGTAGAACCCCGTCACATAGTTCCCCTCCTCTTGCTTCTCCAACAGCATCAATTCGCCAATCATCATTATCAAAAAGTGCTAGTGGAAATAAAATAAGTATTAATAGTTCTAATAGCAATAGCTCTAAAAAACCTTCATATAATTCAAAATCACGTGTATTCACATATGATATATATGCTAAAAAGATACAAGGTTTTCTTCGCGATAAACTAGTCGCAAATAAGTTTAATTTAAAAAATCGCATTAATCGTTATAATTTACTTAAAGAACGATTATCATTGATAAAAGATAATGATTGTTTAGAAAAGAAAACTTTTAATGGTTTTGATGGATATACTATTAAAAACATAATAAATCTTGAAAAAAAAATAGGGTCTAAAAGTAAATATGGTGCAATTTATTTAACAAGTATACCAAATTTTATAGGTATATTTCCTATTGCAACAAAGATTATGAAATATGACGATGATAATATAAATGAAATAAATATTATGACAAAAATAACAAATAACATACTTTTAAAGAAACTTTCAAAACATTTTCTTATGATATATAAAAGTTGCCTCTGTGCTAAAAGAATAGCTGCGCGGTTAAAACTTATAAGTATAAATGAACTAGCAGATGGAGACTTAAAAATGCTTATTAATAAAACAGAAATATTAGCAGATAAAGAATTATTATTTAATTTAATATTTCAAACTTATATATCAATCGCTACATTTCATAATGTAGCAGGATACGTTCATGGAGATTCTCATTTTGGTAACTATCTATATCAATTAAATAATGAAATAGGATATTACCATTATATATGTGATGGTAAAGATTATTATTTAAAATCTTGTAAATATAATATTATTATTTTTGATTATGGTTTTGCTACAAAAATTAATGCTAATATGAAAGATAAAAATATTGTAAAAGAAGATAGCAGAAATTTATCCGAAGATTATACTAGAATAATTTTTGCGTTTATGAATAAAAAAACAGGTTGGGGATTTTATCCTAATTTACCTATTAAAAATATAAATGATGAAATTTTAGAAATACATAAATTAATAGATAATCATACAAAATTGGAATTATCATCTACATCTACTAGTCAGATACCATATTCTAAAAGATTAATTAATTATATAATTAAAGAAATATTTTTAAAATATACTCCAAAAGATATATTCATAACTAATCGTCCTTCAAATGTCCTTAACGAAGTTCCTTATAGGATTGATTAGAAACATTATAATCTTTGTCAGTAATTTTGTCATAATAAAACCTTTTATTTAGAGAATAATAACAAGATGGTTTAAACTTTCTTCCAAATAAACTTTTACTTCTTAATAAATGCTCTAATTCATCTTCATTAATATATTTATAGTTTTTTAATTCTCTATCAGATACATATTTATAATTCATATCCTCCCAATTCGCAAATGTTGTCGCTTCATCTGGTGATGAAATATAGGATGTTGTTATAAGTTCATTATATAATGAATCATTATATATATATGATAAATATGATATATAACATAGTTCATCAGGCGCATAAGTATCTTTAAACCATAATAAATAATTATTAGCTTGTTCTTCACCTTTTATTAATAATTCGCTATGGCGTCTATTAAGGATACACCATTGTGATGCTTTATTAATATGTTTTTTTTGAATATATTTTAAGACAACCTCACAATCTGGAAAGCAATCGTCGGGGTCAGCTATATGAAAATATGAATATTTGATATCAAGAGTATTATATATATAATTGAACGATTTTAATGGTATACATGAACCTGATAAAAATATAAAATGTTTATTATTTATATCTTTTAAAGCTTCTTTAAGAAGAATATTCTGTGCTTTCACAATAGAAATGTCAGCATACCTAGTATTAACCGTTTTATTAATCTTATATTCATTAAAAAATTCTAATTTATCATTAGTTTTATAATGAATATAAATGTTATATTTATTTTTACTTATTCCATTAAAAAATGTAAACCATATATTTTCGTGATTAATTATGTCGTATATTAAAAATAAAAATGCTATTTTATTCATAAATTTACTTAGTTAATTTTATAAATATATATTCAATTATATATTTATATAATAAAAATAATTGTTCACGCTGGGACTTGAACCCAGAATCTTCGCTTCATAAGAGCGACGCCCTAACCAATTAGGCCACGCGAACATTTGTAGTGGAAACTATTCTCATTTCCACTACATACTATATAATATAGTTAATCTTTATATCATTTTTATAAATATAATTTTTTATATTTTACATCCCTTAATAATTGGATTGATCTTAATGGCATATTCATTTGTACTGATGGATTCTAATAAATCGCTATCTAACCTATTTGAATAAGCATTTGATATTCCAGGCATTTTTGTTATACTACAATCATCAAATACAGGAGTTGTTTGATATACTTTTCCTACATTGCCTGTATTTCGCGCAGCTATACTATTTTCAAATGGTTTCTTTGTAGACATTTCAATCTCAGAAGGATCTGATATAATATTAACATTACCTGGATTAGGGGTATATCCAGCGCTTATCATAATACCTTCACGAGTTCCGTCAATTTCAGCGTTTTCATCAGCTGTTCTATCCATTTGTCTAAAATCTCCACTAGACCCAGCTATTCCATATTCATTTGTATCAGATAAAAATTGTTTCTGTGTATTTTTAAGGTCTACATTTGCGCTCAAATAACCTCCAAATAAACCTTCTAATATTCCTCCTAAAAATCCATACTCTGACTTACCTTTAATCATGGTCTCTTTTGTTGTAGTTTTAGCAATCTCATCAGGATTATATAATGTTACTTTGTAAGTTGTGCCTCCTATATTGCGGATACTATCTATTTTTGGCAATGTTTGCCTGAGGGTCTTTTTTGCTTCTTCCTCAAATGATATATATCCAGCATTCTTATCTCCTTTAATATTTGCTACATTTGTATCATGTATCATTGTTTCTTTAACAGTCGTTTTCGCAGTATCATTTAATGCTGAGTAAGTTTCTTTATTACCTGAAAGATTTGTTAATTCACTATCGTGTATAGTTGTTTCTTTAACAGTAGTCTTAGCAGTATCATTTAAAGCTGAATATGTTTCCTTGTTACCTGATAAATTTGTTAATTCACTATCGTGTATTGTTGTTTCTTTTACCGTTGTTTTCATAATATGATTATCAGGGTCATATGTTGTTGCTTTACTTGGTATTTGAATACTAGGATTACCTACTGCGCGTGCCGACTCTACATTATATTCTTTCATAGTATATTTAAGAGCATCCATTAAAGGTGCGGCAATTGCTTTAATAATAGATGTTACATTTGATACTACTGCTCGGGTTCCGGTGATATTACGTTCATTATCATATATCATTATATTATTTTTACCATAATCATTTTCAACACCTTGGCCAGGTGAATTAATACTGTAATTAGCAGACCCCCTATAATCAACGTGAAATTCAGGGCGCGCTGTTGGTCTTACATTTTGAGATGGTCTAATGGTTTCTTTTGTAATAGCTCCTGTTGTTTTTAACCACATATCAGGGGTTACCTCGTAATTTGTATCAGGGCGATTTTTATTAAAGGGTGTTATAACACTTCGCTGTATTGTTCCTTTTGGTGGCGCGGTTATGGGTAATTCAAAATATGATTGTTTTTGATTAATTTTACTTCTTAAATCATCTAAGTTGCGAGGTTTGGCATAATCTGCTGTGTCCATTTGTTGAAAACCACCGGAAGGCATTGCATCAAACCCTTTATTGATACCTGGACCAACCCTTATTTTTTCTATTGGGAAAAAATTATTTACACGCGAAGAATTATTTATTCGCGACTTTAGAAAGTCGTCGTTGTTTTTCATACCACATACATTTCCCCCCATGTTTAATTCAGGTTTAAATAAGCATGGAACCTCTTTTTTATTTTGCCAGAATTGATTATTTCCGGTTTTACTATCTAGCATAGATGACATACTTTCAATGTTAGTATTTTGTGTTACATTTTTTCTTAAAAAAGGGGTCATATTATTATGTGAAAAATCACCTTTATTAATTAATTCACCAGATAAAGATGATACATAATTATCACCACTTAAACCTTCTAGATTATCAGAGTCAATTCTTGCAAACATATCTGAATAAGCAGGTTTTGCTACTATACCTGTTTCATAAGGTTTTTTTGCCTGTTCATATAATTTATTGCTCCTTTTTTGTTCGTCTTCTTTGACTTTTTCCCAATACTTAGAACTATAAATATTGTTCATTGATGGGATGTCGTTGTCATTTGAATATAAATTCATTATTAACCTCTAATGAATATAGGAAAAAAAATAGTAAATATATTATTTATATAAATAGTATTTTATATAAAGACTTTATATTTAAGTATATATAATGAGCGTAGATCAGAGTATTACTGATAAATTAACAGACTTACATAGTAAATTAAAATTAAATTACGGTAATTTTAGAGAAGAATATCCAGAGCAAGAAATGTCTGTAATGTTTATTAAACCCGATGATATTGTATTAGAAATTGGAGGTAATATTGGAAGAAATTCATGTATAATTGCGTCTCTATTAAATGACAGTAAAAATTTAGTAGTATTTGAAAGTTTTTATTTTATCGCAGAGCAATTAAAAGAAAATAGAGATTTAAATAATTTTAATTTTCATATTGAAGATTGTGCGATATCTAAATACGAATTATATCAAAATGGTTGGGATACAAAACCTATGAATGAAATGAATAATGAAGAATTAGAAACATGGTCAACAATAAAAACAGCAACATGGAGTAATATTAAAAATAAATATGATAATATGATATTTAATACATTAGTCGCGGATTGTGAAGGTGCCTTATACTATATACTTCGTGATGAACCTACATTTTTAGAAAATTTTAAAAAAATTATAATAGAGAATGATTTTCTAAATAATTTTAATCATAAACTTTTTGTTGATGAAGAGTTTAAAAAATTTAATTTTAAACGTGTTTATGTCAAATCAATTAATAATGAAATGCCAATCTTTGATAAAGTCAGAGAATGTTTTTATGAAGTATGGGAAAAACAGGAATAATATCCTTAATTCTTACATTTTACACTGGGATACATTGAACCATATGGATATCCTGGTGAATATGATACATTTGCACTTGATTTATTTTTCCATTCATCTAAGTTTGTTATTAACTTAGAACTATTATCCTTTGGAAAAAATACAGATTGGTCTTCTGGAACTTCTATACATGGAATATGATTGTCCTTCGCAACCATTCTATAATTTACTGGAACTCTATCAAATGCTTCTATTGCGCGTTCTTGTGGGTCAAAACATAGCCATTCCCATCTATTAATACCAGTTTCTTTTAAAGTACACGGAGGGTTTGATAGTCGCGTATCTTCGCGCGGCACTATACAAGAACGAGGTTTATCAGCGCCTTTAATATTACATCCTGTAGATTCATATCTACCTGGTAAATATTCGTTAGCGTTACATTTAGATTTCTTATAATTTAAACCAAGAAGTTCGCTTGAATCATCAACAGCCTTTTTCATACTACACGTATTTTGTCCGTAATTTTGATATATTAATGCTGGGTCATTTGGTACATCTTGAAAGCACTCAGGACAATCATTATAAGGCGATTCTAATTGATATAATCCAGGTCCAACCGACCTTTTTAATTGCTCTTTGTAACTACAACTATCATAATTTAACCTAGTATCTATAAATTGGTTCATATCTAATAAAATAATATATTATTTTATACATAAATAAATAGATATGATTATATTATTACCATTAATTGCTAGTAATTTATATAAAGAGAGCGAACGATTTGCCAATAATTATAACACCACTAATGATGTAATAGAAAATGATGTTGTAAAACACGATGTAATTAGTGCGTTATATCTTCTAATGCTAGGATATAATGCTAATTATTATTATAGATGGGGTATTATTGACAATATATGTATAGTGCTATTATATATTTTAACATTTTTAATATCTATATTTTCAGCATATTTATCTTTCACATGCGATTGGAAAGGGATGTTTAATGATATTACAATTAGATTATTATTCGCATTTTCAGCGTTTATGCTTGGTCCATTTTATTTAGTATGGTTTTTTCTAATTAATTATTTAGGTAAAATGTGCTAATGTAAAAAAATAAATATTATATTATTGCTATAACCACATTAATAGCAGCGATTAACTGCATTTATTATAGTTAATAGGAGGTGGCATAGGAACTTCTCTATACATTATTGATTGGCAAGCAGGGAGATGAAGCATTGTTGTATCTATTGGAGGGGTTTTATCATTTTTAATTATTCCATCATTTGTAGGGACATATTGATTAGTACCGCATTTAGAAATAAATCTCGTCTGTCCTCTTAATTCACTATCTAAATCCACTAAGTTACCTTGAACATGTGATACTGCGGTCCCTCCTATAAATCCTAATTGATGTCTACATTTATCTACATGTTCATATCTATAAGGCGAAAGTAAATAACTTAATGTACTTACGTTTTCTTGTAATTCTTGCTTGTAAGAACAAGTGTCGTATGTTGTTCTATTAAAACTCATATTATCTTCTATTATATAATATTTTTTTATTATATGGAAACATTTTTATTACGGCCAATCCAATTGCAATTTTTATTGAACTCGGTACGATGTATATATGAGCGTGTATCTTCACCTCCATTTGTCCATACTGGAACTATATTGTCAGGGTTCTGAATATCTTTCATAAAATCTAATAATGGTATAAAATTATTCATCTCTTTTTCCATTATTTGTTTCTTACATTTAAATGGGTTTGTATCAGCGCCCTCAATTAATTTTAATTCATCGCCTATATTTCCACTTCCACATCTTAAACTAGGACCAGATGTAAATATTCTGTTATTTAATTGTATTCTACAACGATCCTGTGTAATTCCATCTGGGTTATTGCGAAGCATAGAATCATTATCTATTAGGCAATCTTCTGCTAAACCATAGCCAGGGCGTCCTCGTAAATTTGGATGATTTAGATAACTATCAGTCATTCTAACATTTGGATTTTCGCAATCTACAAAATTGTTTGGATGTAAATTATATTCGGATATTTTATTATTATTTAAATCTTTTGCGGTTTTCCAACAATTATCAGAACATATACTTGTTGAAGCGTCAAACCTATTATTATTCATTATCTATTTGTAAATAATAAATAAAAAAATTATTTATTATCTTTAATATAATTTTTTTTTTCATTTTTTTGTAATATATCATAATTTATATCAAAATTTATAGTTTCGTATCCCTGTTTATATTCTTTATCTAGTTTATGATTTTTATATTCATGTATTTTCCATTCTTTATTATTGCTACTTATACCGATAGTTTCATCTATTTTATTTTCTAACTTACAAATTTTATTAAATGTTTCGTTTAATTCACCTATTTCATCTATATTGCCTATTGTTTTTATTTTTTCATTATCAGAAACATTATTTACTTTTTTTACCTTGTAATATAACAAATTTTCTTCTCCTTCTAAATTTTTATCATAATCCTTATATTCTAATTCACTTATTGAAACCCCTCCGCAAGTTTCAATATTATATGTAATTGTTGTAGATTTTTTCATTATATAGAATATTTATTTATTATTTATATAATTATCCATATTATGATATTGAATAGCCTAACATAAACTATTATCATTATGAAAATTATTTAATACATTCAACTGCTTATTAGTATACTGTTGAAAGCAGTGTTTCCTGAGAGGCAACTTATTTTCATTAAATAAATTATCCTCATGAACCCAATCATTTAACTCGCGTCTATCTACAATACAAGACTGACCACCACCGCAAGGGCACATACATTTTCCAGAAAGCATTATTATCTTGTTTATTGTAATATTATTTATATTTATACTATCAATTTTTATTTTTATATATATTAGAGATATGAAACCTACGAAATTAAAGGAAGCTTCTAATATTATAAAGGTTCCTATGAGATATTTACCAAAAATGCTTAATAAGAAAGATAATAAAAAGCAAGTTAAAATGTTGATAAAATCACAAGAACAATATAAAAAAGGGATATATTATACAAGAGAAAAAGTAGCATCTTTTAAAAGCAAAAAATCAAACCATATAGCAAATGCGCACAAAATATACAAGATTGAAAACATTACACCTACCAAAGAATTAGCATTAAAAACTGGCTGTAACTTAGAAACACTAATTAAGATTCTTAGGAAGGGCGAAGGTGCATACTATTCATCTGGTTCAAGACCAAATCAAACACCCCAATCATGGGGTTTAGCAAGATTGGCAAGCGCTTTAACATCAGGAAAAGCGGCGGCGGTTGATTACAAAATAATAAATGAAGGTTGTGATCATAAAAAAAAAGCATTTATATTAGCAAATAAAGCAAAACAAAAATATAAATCAGGTAAAGCAAAAGCTAAAAAGGTTAGAATATATAATGTTAAAAAATAATTCATAATATAATTTATTCATGAACGGGAATACTAGCTATTTATGTTTGTAATATAGGTGTTTGATATATATTCAAAAAAACCACTATATTCATCTATACCGCGTATATCTATGTTATCACTGTTATCACTGTTATCACTGTTATCACTGTTATCACTGTTATCACTGTTATCGCTGTTATCGCATTTATATATTGTATCTTTATTAAAACATATATCGCACCCTAACCCCAAAACAATTTTATATTTTAATTGCGGATATTTATTTTGTAATATATTATTTAAATTTTTAACATCTTCAATATCGTTAGCAATTTTATCTTGACCATGATGTTCTATGTGGTGTCTGCTAATATGACCTTTTCTAATGAAAATGACAATATCATTAGTAGTTTCCAATATATTAATTAATCTTTCGCATCGTCTATTATATTTTTCTACATCTGAATTAATTATTGCATCATTTTGAAAGTCATGAAGGAAGAAAACATCATATTTATTAATTTTATTAAATTGTTCTGAAAAATTCGCAAAATTATTTTCAAAACATTTAGATACACCATTATACGAAACATTCCAATCAAACGGAAATGCCATATTTCTTACATTGTGTCTTTTTAAAAATTTACCAACATCACAATCAATACCAATAGGTATATATATCATATATATTATATATTATATTTATATATATTATAAAAAAAATAAAAATATATTATAAATGAGATGATCTTCTAAGATCATTGTATTTATTATCAGGACATTTAAGATTATTTTCTTTACACGAAGGACCTTTATTATATAACCAATCTCCTAATTTTTCTCTATTATTTGGTATTGTTGTGGATGGCATAGTATAAAATTGGCGAGGTAATAATGATTTATTATATAAATCATCAGTTTCACGAAATACATTTTCACTAAAATACTTGTCAATATTTTTGCTTATTTTTGAATTTTCAATAGAACACGCAGAAAACATATTGTTATTTTTATCATATTTACGATCTAATATATTTAGGTTCATAAATGGATTTGCTTTTGTAGGTTTGACACATTTTTTATTATTTATAATATCAAGATTATTTTCATTTAAATATTTTTCTATTTGCTTATTTTTTTCATATTGATAATTATATATAATAATAGAAATTATCATGATTATTAATACAAATAAAATATATTTTGAATCATTAAAAACTAATGTAAATATAATTCCTAGAAATAATAATCCTCTTATTATAGAATTTAATTTTTCTTCAAAAGTCATATTAATATCAGGAATTAATACAGGTATTGTTAGTATATTTAAATTATCTAACCAAAACATTATTTTTGTTCTTATTCTACTAATATCTATATTATTTTAATTATTCTTTCTCATTCCTTTTCGCAAGTTTTGATTTTAATTTATTAACAGTCGCCATTTTTTTAAGGGCTGATTTATTAATAGTTTGTCGCGACCCTCCTTTTTGATTATTCATATTCCCCATCATATTTTTAAACATATCCATCCCTTCCTTATTATTCATCATAGATGACATCATATTCATCATAGATGCCATATCTGGTTCATTGGTTTTCTGTCCTGTTGTACCACCTGTACCACCTGTACCACCTGATTTATTAGCATTTCCTTGATTAGTAGGGTTGCCAAATAATCCGGGCATAGTTGACGCAAACTTTATAGCATCTTGAAGAAGGTTCTCTTGCTTTAATTCTCCTGTTGAAATTTTATTTGCCATTTTTCTACTTACATTAGAAATAAGTTCGCTAAAACCACTATCAGGATCACCAATCGCTTTTAGAATATCACCATTATCACCAATAGATTTTTGTAATTTTTCAACATCAACATCTTCTAATATTTCCTTAGCAAGTTTTCCAAGCATTGTATTCTCCATTTGAGACATATCTATACCCCCGCTTGCATCCTTACCTTTCTTTGTTTTTAATTCGTTCAATCTAACAATAATCTTTCTATGTAATTCATTAGTAATACTATCCGTATCTACTTCATTCTTTGTATCTTGTAAAACAGATAAATATATTTTAACATCATCATCGCTTAATTCATTCATAAACAAATAAAATACAGAGAAAAAATGATGACATAGAAAATCATCATTTAATAGTTTTCTAATAGATGTAACTGATATATTTTTATATATACAAACATCTTTTACATCATCATCTATAAACCAATCACTAGATGAACTAATATTATCAATATTAGTGTACGAAATCCAAAATGATTCAGGAATAGCTTTTAAATATATGATATATTCATCAGATGATTTATCAAGTGTGATATAATTCTCTTTAATAATTTTAATTATTCCCTTACCAAATGTGTAATCATCCGCCTTTTCATTATCCCTCATACTTTTAGCTGACGATTTGATACGCTTTATTAAATCAATATAATATTGATTAAATATAAATTGATTTGACATTAATAACCCTTATAAAATATATTATGATATTTCCTTATATATATTTAATAACTAATTAAAACTTTTGAGCATCTCTTAATTTTAGTAATTCTTCAATTGATTGAAGATTCTTAGTACCTTTAACAGATGTATCTTCATTAATATTTATATTATTAATACCATCACTCATATTATTATCATTTGTTATAAAATCCCATTTATAATTTTTATCATTTAATTCTTTTGTTTCATCTTCTATTATAGAAAAATTATCAGAGAATGAAGTTGAATTTAATGTGAAAGCAGATGGTTCATTATCATTTGTTGAATTAACTAATGGACTAATATCATTTCCTCCTGTAATACTAATACCATCACTTTTGCTACCAGTACCTGAAAGTGTCTTATCCATTCGCGTATTTTGAGTACTACATAGAATACCTCTACCTGGTAATAATAGGTAATCTAATACATCTTTACCAAATAGTAATTCTTTGCTAGGTAATATCATAAATGCTGGTACAGAATGAATTTTGCTTTCAATATTAATATTTTTATTACGTAAATCATCGATAGAAACAAGTTTTATTGTTTTATCCTTATCATATCTTTTAATATGTTCTAATAACATTTTACAATAATTGCAAAAATCACTATAAAATAATATCATTATTACATATATTTATAAAAATAAATTTTCTTTATATAATAATAAATTATAATTTCTAAGTTATTCAACTCTTTCAAATATACACCAACGATTGAAAGAACTAAATCGTTTTAGGTCTTTATTTTCTTCTTTGTCTAACTCTATAATAGATTTATAAAGATTTTCTTTATTTTCGCGCAAATCATCTATATTACTTTTAAATCTATTAAAGGTTTCAGAAAACAACTCGCTCTCTTTAATATTTAATCCATATTCTTTACATTTTTCTATTAAAAATTCATATGATACAACATATTCTGGGATTAATTTACTTGTTGTTTCAATAAATACATTTATTTGCTTGTTGTAAGGCGATACTTCATCTTTATCATAAGATCTCAATATAGCCCATATAGGTTCACCTTTATCTTCTTTTCTATTTGATAACTTTTTGAAACCTTCTATTTTATCTCCGCCGTTATTTTTAATATCTGTTTCAATTTTTTCACCATCCATAAAAGTACAGAAAAATACTCCTCCGACATTTAATAATTGGCTAACATTTAGTAAAAATCCATCTAATGTTTCTTCATTTTTAAAGAAATAGTGGATACCGAACATACAAGAACATACATCAAAACCATTAACACCTCTTCCTATAATTTTATTATATTGCGTATCTATCCTTCTATTACCTTTATTAAATACTATTTTTAATACATTATAACTGTCTTTATCATCTCTTGAAGGGTCATCGCTTATAGCACAATCCCCTGTTTTTATTGATTTGCTACAATCGCCAACAGCAAATACCATTTCAGGAAATATCATATTATTAACATTTTTCATATTAATAAAGAATCTCTTCCTCTCTCGCAATAATCGCGCATAAGCTCCGTGATTAGGGCTATATATATTGTTTTTTACTAGATCTACACCCAATACAAACCTATATTCATTTTTAATCCATCTATTAAGATCACCACCTTGACCACAAGCTAACTCAACTATGGAACCCTTTTTAGAAGGTTTAGAATAAAGAAGGTCTTTTATTCCGTGATTATGAAATACCAACATTTGATGCGACAGTCTTGCTTCATTCTGTATAGTTCGCGAATAATAAATATCTTCTGAACTTAGTTCAGCAACATCCATATTATTGGCTATACGTTCATTACCTATAATATTATTTTGAGAGATTGGGTTATGTATTGATCTCCATATATTACAAGCGACACTAAAATCATTTAGAGTTTTTGATAATACTCCCTGTCTATATATACGCGTCTTATCTTCCCTTACTCTCATAGGTTTCCACCGCAATGAAGGATTTGTCTCGCTACTATCATAATTAAACTCAACAATGATTTCATCATCTATCTTATCTCCATTAACGCATCTAATTTCTTTATTCGGAAGCATTTTAATTAATGATTTTTCAATCCCTTTTTCATAATAATACTCAGGCATAAACAACCGACATACATATTTTTCTCTTTCTTTTATTTTATCTCTAAATTGATTAAACTTATAAATATAATTAAATACATCATTCATATTATAGTTTTCAATCTGAGATGCATTATAACCAACATATAATTTAAACTCAACATAATTAACGGTATCTATTGTAATGATTTCCCCTTTTTTTACTAAAAAGTCTATGCTATTTTGCTCAGGTGGTTTCCATTTAAACACCTTATTCCACCCAAGTTTATCAGTAATAGGTTCTGGTTTATTCGCATAATTAGAGTAAACCGCAAGTTTTGCTGGTGTAAAAATCAAACCGTCTATTTCATATTGATATATTATTTCCTGTGTTAGTATTTTTTTACAATCATTTAATATATCTTTTGAATACATATGCTCCTTGACAATGTAATCAATCGCGTATTCATTATTGCTTTTTAATAACTTTTCTGTTTTTAATAAATAATTGTATCTACTTTGCGAACCTTCTGATGAACTATTATCAGACGTCGCCATTAAAGGAAGTTGTGTTATTTTTTTCCCATTACAATAATACATATCAAATGACGCATATAGTCCAATAGAAGCATTATCAGTACGTTTATTACATGTTATATATTCACCGTCAATAAGTGAATTATATAATTCGCTAGGACTTTTTAGCCCGGTATCAATAACTTGATGCGAATTGTTTATTAAGTAAACACCTCCTGTACTGTTTATATACATTAACAGTCTCTCGCCATCTGCTTTTTCAGTTACTGTATATTCTGATAAAATACTTGAAATACCATAGCCACTTTCAAAATCGCTTGGATTTAACATATTCATTCGTTCAAGAGTGAAAGGTTTTGGAGTCAATAAAGGAGGTTTTTTATCATCAAATCTTCTAGTGTAAATATCATTTTTAACAAGATTCCCATAATCTTTTATAACATCTAATTGTTGATTTTTAGAAATTATAAAACTATTTAAATGTAATGCTTGCTCCATTTTAATAATTGACGGTATTATATTATCTTTATCAGTATTTGTTATATCTATATAAAACTCGTATTGCTGTGTTTTATTAATAATCTTAGATTTATTCAGTGATGTATAACAATCTTCGTCAGTCTTTTCATAAAAATCTCGGTCATGTGTTTTAGTAATATTTACTATATATTTGATATTAGTCTTGGGGTCGGTATAAGTGATACATTTATTAATTTTGAAATATTTTCGCATACTATCCCAATTTACATCAGGATTCTTTTCTGTTTTTATTTTTAACTTTTTAATATTTAAAAATATCAAATTAGAATCAAATAATGTATTTACAACATGTTTAGATACTACACTATGTTTATACCAGTCAATATAATTTTCATCATATTTGTAATTATTATTATTACAATAATATAATATTTTCTTAGAGTTCTTAATAGTTAATAAATAATCGGTTGAATATACATGTAGAGTTTGAGGTTCTTCATCTCTAATATATCCCTCATTATTCATTATATTAACAAAGTTATAAAAATTATCTTCTGACCATAAGTCAACGTTTTCAACTTTGATAATATTTTCAATATTTTCATGTATATTTAATGATATATTATCTATAATTGTGAAGATAGCATCATCCTTTAATATTTCCATATTATATCTATATTATCTAATAAATATAGATATTATAGATTTATATATCATTTTTTTATATAAATAAAAAAAATGATATATTCATATAGATAAATTAAATTTATTAAAATGTCAAAAATGTTTATGCCTATCAAATTTAATACTACAATTATATTAACTCCTAATGAATTAAATAAACATTTTGAAAATACAATTTTGACAAAAATTAAAGCAACATTAGAAAATAGTTGCAGTAAGCATGGATACATTAAAAAGGATAGTATTAAGCTAATTAAAAGATCGCCCGGTTATATTAAAGAATCCCATTTTAATGGTAATATCGCATATGATTTAAATTGTATTGCGGAGATTTGCAATCCAGCGCAAGATTCTATTGTTAAATGTATTGTTAAAGCAAAGAATAATCTTGGATTACTCGCTATCGGTAAATACGAAGATATGGCAATTTTGGAAGTAATAATCCCAAAGATATCTTCGGGAATACTTTCAGATGTTAATATTGAAAATATTAACATAGGAGATGAAATAAATGTTGTTGTATGTGGTAAAAAATTTACTCTTTATGATAAAATGATATCTATAATTGGAAAAATTATTAAGGATAAATATAATGATGATATTAGCGTAATTGAGGAGGACGAGGATGATAGTCCGTCAATAGATGACGAAGAAGAAGATATATTATCATATGTCGACGATGAATTGATGGATGACGACGAACCATATGATGATGAAGAAGATGACGAGACTGATAATGTTACTGTTAGAAAATTAATAATTAATGATGAAAATGAAAAAAATACTGGCGGCGATTTTAATTTATTTGAAGATGAAGAAGAATTAGAAGATGAGGAAGAATTAGAAGAAGATGATATTGATGATTTAGATGAAGATGGCGAAGAAGATGTCGAAGAATATTTAAGCGATGATTATGAATAATTTATATATAAAAAATAACTTATTGTTATTAATATTTATAATGAATAAAATTGACTTATGTAAAACAATACAGGCTAATGTTTCTAAATTAACCGATAATGAAAATTTGGAATTATTTAAAATAATATTAGATACAAATGCAAATTATACTAAAAATAATAACGGTGTATTTTTGAATCTTAATTGGATTGACGAAGAATTACTTATTAAAATGAATAATTATATTATTTTTTGTATTAAATCTCAAAATGAAATATCAAAATATGAATTAATGAAAACATTACTGAATGATAGCATTAATACAAAAGAAAATAATGAAAATAATGAAAATATTGAAAATACTTCCAATGATAAAGATAATATCATAAATGTTGACGATGATAACAATGTTGCTTCGCTTAATGGATTGTCGGCTAATATAACTAACCAAAAGCAGAAATTCTCTTCTAGTATGAAATTTTACTTACTTAAAAAAAAATTTATGAAGCAAAATAATAATTATAATGTTTGCCTAGAAAATGATTTAACATACGAGGATTATTTAATTACATAAAAAAATGATATATAGATATTACTAAGAAATATACAAAAATGTTAGATGTTATTTATAATAAATTAAAGGCTTCTAATGATCTGTCTATGAGTGAATGGAAAGATGTTGACCCAACCATTTTTAATAAACATGTTCAATATACACATGAAACTGGTATAAAAAAAAATGATATTCTAAAAGAGTTAAAAATTGAGCCAACAATAGATGTATGTGAAGTATGCGAAGTTGCTATTAAAAAAGATAAGGTATTACATAAAAACACACCTATTATATCTAAAAATAAAAAAGACGAAACTATTAAACCACTTGATGTTATTATCAAAGAAACCATGTCATTTGATAATTCAACAAAATATATAAAAGATGTGTTAATAACTTTGATATCTAAGGAAGAGTTTACAAAGATATTTGGACTGACAAAATGTGCTGAAATAATGTCAGGTATAGTCAATAATAGATGGAACAAATCAACCGCATTATTTATATCTTTTCTTCTAGATAAAGAAATTTATTATAATGAAAAAGTAGTATTATATAATAAAGAAAAAAATATAGGAAGGATTACAATAGCAAAAATATAGTTTATGTTTATAATTTAGGTTTATATAGAGGAAATAAAATTAGTTTATTTTTATTAATTAATGTATTAGCAATATAATTACATAATAATTTATTATTTTTCATCTTAATTGTTTTAGCAACACCTGTTTGCTTAGCTGTTGTCAGTTGATTTATAAATAATGTATGGTCTTCGTAGGTAAAAGTTTCGCAAACTCTACCAGTTTTTTTTCCTTCTCCTATTGTAAATATTTTCAATATATATTTATTTTTAGAGCGAACTATGATACCCCATACTGTTTTTTCATTAGTCATATCACTTGGAATATAATTATTATTATTAATGCGATTTGAGAAAAATTCTTTAATATATGTTGATGAAGGGCCTACATTCTGCTCATTATTTGTTTTCATATTGAAGAGTTTAATATTTTTTTTTATTGATATTATTTGTTTATTATCAATATGTTTTAAATATTCTGTATAATTTTTATATTTTTTACTAATTTTTTTGTCTTTTTCATTATATTGAATATATGTGTTGTCATCTTCACTATTCTCATTAAACATGTTAATATACCCAATATATTCATTATTATTATCAGCATAAGATGGGATATCTTGTGCTTTTATTAAAATACCTTGTTCATATAAGCATTCGCATATAAATTGAATTTTTTTATCAAAATCATCAATAATTGTAGAAGGATATGACTTTAATATATAACCTATTAATATTTTAAATTCACCAGCATTAATTTTTAAATATAATGATAATGTTGTTTTATTAGCATCATTATAATCAATATTTAACTTATTAATTACTTTATTAATTGCTTTTTTGTTTTCATCTATCTTTAATCCATCGCTTTTATCGCTTTTATCTTTATTTGAATTTTTACTATCAACATCTTCTATTGTTTTTATTAATATCTCATTATTATACCTAATGATTTTGTGTTTTCTATCATTTTCAATGGGATTTATTAATAACCCATTCTTATACCGAATAATATACTTATTAGGTATAAATGTATTAGGATATATTATATTTTTAACAGTATACATTAATATATCATTTTCAATTTTAAATCCAATATTATTTTTTAACGTTTCAAAATCAATATATATATTAGTTGCATCTTCAATATTATTTTTAATTATATTATTAATTATATTTCTAATATTATTTTTAATACTTGCTAAAAGATGTTTATAAATTTCACTACGAAACCCAGTAGCATCTATTTTAACATCCATATTATCAGCATTACATTTTGGTTCATTTAATTCTTCTTCGCCATAATTATATTTAATTTGTGCTCCTTGTGATGTTTGAATATTAACATTATCTAATTTAAAAATAGATTTTGGAAAATAATTAATATTTTTCATTAAATAGCAATCTATCGCATTATCCATAATAATCTTGTCAACTTTTTTACTTTCAATATATTTTCTTGTAGAAATTCTAAAAGCATTTATATCTATACTTTCTCTATTTTCATCGTCATTTACACTAGCATGCATAAATACAGAAACATTGCGATTTTCAATATTTAGTCTGTTATGTCTACAATTACGAATACCACGTCCAACAATTTGGTCTGACCTATTGAAATGATACCATGGCTCTATTAAATGAATTTCGCGAGTATTATAAAAACTCAATCCTTCGCTTGCAACAGGTGTTATAAGAATTACTTTTATTTTTGAACCGTTATAATTACTGTCGCTATTAATTATTTTTATTAAATCATCAATTTTAGTATTCCCCATATATTCTTTTTTGTCACTTGTAAGAATACAATATTTTGGATTACTAATGTCATCATACTTTGGAGGGTTTTCTACAATATTAGCATTTTTTAAAATATTATTAGTTCCTTCTCGTGTATATCCTAAGTGTTCTAAGCAAATTGCTATTGGAATTATACCTGATAGTAAAAAACGTGAGTATATTACAACAATCCCATTTGATTTACGAATAAAATTACAAACATTTAAAAACTTTCCCGAGTATTTACCTAAATGTTCTTCATCTGGCATTAGCGCATCCTTATATTTTTCAAAATATTTTAATTCTATTGGGTCTGTTTCTTTTGTTTTACTAAAAAAATTATAAAACCCTTTAATACCTATTTCAGTATCATATACAATATTCATAGGCTGTAATATTTTCATATTATTATTTTGTTTATCATCGTTGTCATCATCTTCTTCTACATCAATATCATCATTTATATCAATATTTTCAAGTTTATCTATAAGTATCTTCTGAGCTTGTCCCAATTTTGATATTACAATATCTTCGTCTATATTTTTAAACCATTCAATATTTTCTTTGCTAATTAATTTATTATTGGGGTCTTTAATAGGTGCTTTTTCTAATACCTTTATTCCACTATCACTCGGATTTAATTTTAAAGCAAATGTAAAAGGATTTTTACCTTTTAAGTAAGAAATATATGTATTAGATAATTTTTTAATAAGGCTAATGACATTAGGATCATCAATATTAAACGCCTTATTATTATTGAATATCTTTTTATTATCATTTAAAATATTATTTCGCTTATCATTTATAATTAGTAATTTTAAAAGTTCTAATATATCTCTTGGTTCATTATACATAGGTGTAGCAGATAATAATATTAATCTATTATTAACACCTGCTTTAAGACATTTTGTTAATGCTACATATGTATCCTTGACTTTCTTATTTGTACTTCTAATGTTATGCGCTTCATCTATTATAATAACCTTATTTTCTACAATTTTATTAGTATATTTTTCTTTTATGTGTTTGGCAAAACGGTCATATGTAAAAATTTCATAGCGAGTTTTTAATATCGCTTTTAGTTCGCTTTTCAGTTCATTAAGCTTTTCCTTATCCTTATCTTTATTATCTTTATTAAATTTAGATTTATAAATATTTAATAATTTAATATAATTTTGGTCTGTACATTGATTAGATAATTTTTCAAATGTGTCAAAATCATCAATATTAAATACTTGCGATTTGAAGCTATTTTTTAATGATTGAGGCATAATAACCCAAATCATAGGTTCGGAAGTTGTCTGTGAACTTAATAATGCTTCGGATATAGTAATAGCAGAACATGTTTTACCTACACCTACACCATGATATAGAAGAACACTTTTATATGGTGTTCTATATGATATATATTGACCTATAAAATATTGATACAACATTTTATCAAACTTCCCACATAATTTATTAGAAACTTCATCAAAATCTTTAACATTATTTATTATAGGGAAATCTGGAATTTTATGTATTAAAAATTCTTTATTATTAGATATTTTAGATGTAAATTTTGGGTCATCTAAATCAGGATAATATAATTCAAAATGGTCGCTTTTAATAGAAGAACTAGACTTATTAGACTTATTAGACTTATTAGACTTATTAGACTTATTAGACTTATTAGAGTTATTAGAGTTATTAGAGTTATTAGAGTTATTAGATTTATTAGACTTATTAGAGTTATTAGAGTTATTAGAGTTATTAGAGTTATTAGAGTTATTAGATTTATTAGAGTTATTAGATTTATTAGAGTTATTAGATTTATTAGAGTTATTAGATTTATTAGATGAAGCAGACAACGATGAACCAGGAGAAGATATTATTTTTTTATCAGATGATAATGATTTTTTAGGAGATGTTGTTTTTTTAACAGGTACTTTTCTAGGTCTTCCTCTTTTAACAATATTTTCAGGTTTATTCTTTATTTTATTACAGCGACCTGTATCAGGATTTAATACTTTGCCTTCTGGACATTTCTTTGGAGACTTAAATTTATCAATATTTTTATTAATAGTATTCTTTATCAATATACAGCGACCTGTATTCGGGTTTAATACTTTTCCTTCTGGGCATTTCTTTGGAGACTTAGGTTTCGTAATATTTTTATCATCTGATAATGATTTTTTAGGAGATGTTGTTTTTTTAACAGGTACTTTTCTAGGTCTTCCTCTTTTTTTAATTATATTTAGGGAATTTATTGGGTGCGTAGATGTTTGAATAGGTTTAGGAGATGTTTTTTTTTTATTTTTAATCATTAATCCTTTCTATTTAGATTAAAGAAGATTTATAATAGCAACGATTCTTTAATTATATTGTGAACCTTTTTGAAAATTTCTATTCTTTCAATATTATGATATTTAATATGAGACAACACATCAGTGTATGATAACCATTTAATATCACGAACCTCTCTAATTTGCTCTATACAGTTGTTATCTAAGAATATTTTAGATTTTTCCTTAACAATTTTTGCGATATAATAAACATGCTTATATAATATGTTATTAGTCCCAAAAAATATTTCTTGAAATGGATATATTTCTTTAATTATTTGAATATCATCTTTGAATAACTGCGTTTCTTCACAAAATTCCCTAATAGAACAATCAATATCACTTTCCCTAATTTTCTTTCGTCCTTTCGGAAATCCCCATTCTTGCTCTAAGTAATTACATTTGATCTTGTTTGATTTTAATATATTTTTAAGATTGATATTATTAATAACATAATCAAATTTTGATTTAGATTCAATATATTCCTTTGTATGTTTGAAATTATGTTGCGATGTTTGGCACCATGTATAATTCCAAATGCTATCAAATGTATTTTCTAATAACATTTTCTTTTCATTCTCAGTCATATAGTCAATTAATTGCTTAATATAATTAAAATCTGTCTGATTATATTTTCCTCTAACAAATTCCATAAAGGACAAGCTATCTTTGCGTTGAATCATTATATATTTAATTTCTCCATTATCTATTTTATAACAGATAATGCCAAAACTCATTATAGGATGCAAGCAATCTTTATATAAATGACCATTGATACCACAATTTCTACATATCTGCGGTCTAAAATATCCTAAGCGTTTAGGGTCGTCTTCTTTTTTTTTCATAATTATAAATTAAAACATTACATTATAATATTGACGATTTCTTAAATCTTTTTATTTATATTATGTAATGACAACAATACAATATTTTCCAAGTTTGCGTGATTATACATATAAATCTTTAATTTCAAGAAATGGAATAAGAATAAACATTGCTGATTTTATATATGAATGGAAGAGTGAAGATGATGCTTCTGATTATTTTGATTTATACAGAAGCGATGGTTATTACAGATTAAATTACAATATAATCACATATTTATTAATAAATAATCAGCAATTATTTCTAAATAATTTTTCAAAATCGGAGTTATTAGATTTTGTACGTGATAACATATTTTTTTATCCTAATCCCAAAGTTAAAGAATATGAAAACTATATGGAAATTAATAAAATAGATATTTATTCTTTTATTCTAGGTCAATTTAAAAATATACAGATATTATCTAATTCTTTAATGTCAGGAAAAAAATTACCTACTATATATGCGATTGCGGATACACCGCGTTATACTAGATATGGGAAAAATAAAGAAAAATTAGTTTTATATCGCGGTTTTAAATATCCTGGATGTAAAAAAATGCTACACAACATACATATAGGTAAGGTAATTACAACAGAAATATTTTTATCAACATCAATACAGGAATATATAGCAATTAAATATGCTTTTAATTATGACAATGATGTAAATAAACATATTGTATGGAAAATTATTATAGACGGAGATATGTTTGACATTTTTAATTATACATTCATTTCAGAACCTTTTAATATTCACGATAATTTAGAGACACTTTTTGCTAATAGTAATATTGAATGTGAATTTTTATTAAATATGGGAGCGCTTTTAAAATGTGTAGACATTAATGTTATTTATGATTTTCAAGGTTATTATATTAAGGGTTATAATATTCCAAAAAAAGAATATACAGAATATACATTTAAATTTATAGGCTGGGATTATGATTATATTGAGCGTATAAATAGTAATATGAGTAAATATATAAATTATTTAAAATAGACTAAATTTATCAATGTTATCATTTGTGTAAGGTTCTACATTATTTACTTCTGCCGGTCTAGCATTAACCGGTTGTTTTTCATGTGTTTTAAAAGTATTAAAAGCTGTATCTAAGGGCGATAGGTTATCTGACGAATCAAAACCATTATAATTTCCATTAACTGGTTGTGATGAATGTAATTGATGAACATCCATATGTTGCGATTGTTGAGGAACGGTTGATTGTGTTTGTTGAGGTACAGGAGGTTGATATTGTTGAGGTAAATGTTCTGCTGAATGTTCATTTGACAGTTGTTGTTCTTTGGGATTATTTAAATCATTTTCATACATGTTCATAATATTTTTAGCGTAACTATTCGCATCTGTGCTATTAACATTATTAGTTGCTGTATCTTCTGAAACTCTTTCATTTGCTAAATCATAGGTTGACATTGATATAAAAAGAGAGATTATAATCATTATACAATAAAATATAATCATTATCGCTAATACCCATGCTAGAAGCCAACACCACCATCTAGTATTATAATTACCACCAGTAACAATACATGTTAACTCAAATAGAGACATTAATATAGAAGGAATAGATATTATTAATATAAATATAACAAATACTAATCGTTGTTCTATCGGTATTTTGCTACTCGTAAATAATATTGATAAACATATTATTATTATAGTTATAAATAGGGCTATACCCGCATATTTTGATTGTTCCGAGCCTAAAAATACATCACTTAAACTAGTTGTAGTCGCGGCAGGCATATTATATATATATTCTAATATGATAGAAAGAAAAATAAAAAATGATATTGATAATTATATAAATATATAATCACATTATTAATAAATATGGGTATACCTTATTATTTTTATTCGTTGACACAAAAATACAATAATATTATTTCAAATAATAAACCACTTGATTTAAATATATATTGTATAGATTTCAATGGCATTATACATAATGTCGCGCAAGATATTATTAAAAAATACAAGGATACAGTAGAAAAAGCAAATAATGATAATATTGAAAGCGAGATTATAGAGGGAGTTTGGAATAGGATACAGTTTTATATTGAAACTTATAAAGCAGAAAAATATATAATTTGCGCGGATGGTGTAGCGCCACTAGCAAAAATGTTTCAGCAAAGAAAGCGTAGATATTTAAACATCTATAAAAATGTTTTAGATAATGTTAATATTATTTGGGATACAAATGCTATTACACCAGGCACATTATTTATGGAGAAATTAAACACATATATTAGGAGAAATATTAATGATGACAGCAATAAAAATAATGTTATTTACAGCGGTAGTAATGAGTGTGGCGAAGGAGAGCATAAAATATTTAAAATGATTAAAGATGACCCTATTGATGACAGAATAATCATTCACGGACTTGATGCTGATTTAATTATATTATCACTAATGTCTCATAGGGAAAACATATATTTGATGAGAGAGATGAAAGACCCTCATACAAATAATACGGTTTATAATTATTTAAATATTAAGGAATTACGCAAAGCAATATTATGCGAATTAAAAACAAATTGGGATATTAGTTCTGAAACAATTGACAATGACAATGATTTGATAGATACATACTGTACAGCATGTTCAATTTTAGGTAATGATTTTATCCCACATTTATTAACTATTGAATTAAAAAATAATGGCATTGATACTTTATTATCAGCTACAAAAAGGGCTATTAAAACTAACGGGTTATTAGTTGTTGGTGGTGTAATAAATCACAATTGTCTCATTAATATTTTCAAAGATTTGGCTAATTCAGAAGATGAAGATATCCATACTATATGTGAAAGATATATTAAAAAAAGACCGCCTGATAATAAAAATACACCAAGTGATTATTATGGGTTAAAAAATAAGGACCCTTTAATTCATACTATTTACAATAGTCCTAATAAATGGCGCCAAGAATATTATAGAATAATATTTGACAATAATATATCTATTGATTCAACTGTAATGTTTAACGCATGTAATAATTATATTAAAGGGATATATTGGGTTTATTCATATTATAAGGGTATGAATATAGATTGCGAATGGTATTATCCTTATAATTATCCGCCTACAATTAAAGATATACTTAATCATTCAATAGCAAATGAGGTACCTATTTTAAATAATGATAATGATTTTGTTCCATCGTATATTCAGTTATTAATAGTTTTGCCAAAATATAGCATTAATTTACTTTCTAAAAAACATCAGCGATATATGATGGATATATATTCTGGTCTATTTCATATGTATCCTGTAAAGTATAATATTCAAACATTTCTCAAAACACAACTATGGGAATGCTCGCCTATTCTTCCATTAATTAATTTAAATTATATGAGAAGGGTATTAGAATTAGAAAATAAGTATTGATAAGTAAATATAAAAAATAATATATATATATATAATATTGTTATGTAAGCTTGTTAAGACAAGCTTAATCATATGATGTCTTTGTTGCTATTTCGTCCAATAGACATTTTGGAAATATTATAGGAATTGTATACCAATTATTGGTATAATATTTACTACTAATATAATCTATAACATCTTTTTCATTAACAAGGGTTTTACTTAGCATATTGATAAAATATGAGTTATATTTGAACATTGTAATAATAAACGCTATTTCAAATTCTACATTATTATATTTATCATCATCTTCAAATGTATCCACGTCGTCATCTGTAATATCATTATATGCCATAACGATTGCATGTTTTACATGAAGATTTATATAAAATTTTTCAATATTTTTCTTTTGTTCATTAACCATCTTTTCTTTTACACCCTCAACTATATACTCATTTTCTTTCAATAAATTTATTATTATATTATAAACCTTTCTTTTATATTTTTTATTAATATTTAACTTCATCGCACCAGTATTCACATCAAATTTACCTCCATTAACAAATTCTTTTTCTGTTTTTTCCATTGATAAAAACATTATTTGCTTATAATATATATCTATTTTACATCTGTCATAACTCAAATTAATATTCTTATTTAATCTTGCTATTTTACATGTGCGTGCTATAATCTTTGCTTTTTTAATATTAACATCTGTAAAAGTTTTGTCATTTGTAAATATAATTTCGCTAAGAAGTTCGTAATTAATCATGGACATTTTGCTTTGCTCGGTTGTTGATTTCAGATATTTCCTTTGTTCTTCAATTTCAGTTATTTGGCTCTTGTTGTTAATTTTAAATTTTATAATCATTTTTTTTTAAATATTTTAAAAAATATAACATATATAATTTTAAAAAAATAAATAGCATTAAAATAGAGATACCCATTATATATGCCAACGCAAATAAAACACCCACCTAAACCGGCAAAATCAAAAACTCAACCTAAAAAGACATCTAAAACCGCAAAATCAAAATCTTCACCTAAAAAGACTGCTGGGTCGCCTAAAACTCTGTCTAAAAAGGTGCCTAAACCACAATCTAGATCCAAAACATCAAAATCTCCACCTAAAAAAGCTGGGGGGGTTGGTTCTCCACCTAAACATTCAATTTCAAGAGCAGAAATACCAAGTATTAAACTTGATGATATGCCTGATGAATTACTAGGAAATATATTCGGTCGTTTAGATTTAAAAAGGTCAACGAAACTAAAAGGAATAAATCATTCTTTTGCTAAAAAAAATTTAGTTATTGAATCAGAAAAATTAGATTTAACCAGAATAAAAATTAATAAAACTATAATTGATATCATAAATAAATATTTAGATAAAGCAAAAGTCAAGATATTAATATTAGATGATATAACATTTGAAGACGAAAAATGTTTTGATGAATTTATAAAATATCTTAAAAAATTTGAAAATATTGAGGAACTACAAATATGTAGATTTTGGTCACAACAATATAAATATAAACGCATTAATAGTCATTATAATAATTATTTTATTCTCTTGATTGAAAATATTAGGTTCTTAGTAAATCTAAAAAAATTAACAATAAAAAGTATAGATATTGAAGAAGAAACAGAGAATAATATAGAAAAACCATTTTCTATTGTATTTATAGAAACTTTGAAATTATTAGTAAATCTTAAACATTTAATATTTGAACATAATCTTATTTCTCCTGATACATCAAGATACATAAATTCCACAATTTATGGAAGGCCAATTAATGGAATTAGAGGAATTAATGGAATTAAGCATATTACTACGTATGAAGATGAACATAATGTAATGAAGAAGGAAAATGGTCATTAATTTATATAATATAAGCACAATTAAACTTATTTATTTCCTATAAAAATTATTAAATAAATAAATAGTAGATAAATAGATTATACCATATGTCTTCACCTTCAAAAAAGTTACCATTAAAAGCAAAACCTAACAAATCTAAATCATCTCCTAAAATAACTTCACTTATGACATCGCCGGCATCTTCCAAAACTAAAACATCAAGTATAAAACTAGATAATATACCTGACGATATATTAATTATTATTTTGAATAGATTAGATATTCTTCACTTGATAAAAGTATACTTAGCAAATAAATCTTTTGCTAAAAAAAAGTTAGTTATTGAATTAGAAACTGTTGATTTAAGCAACTTAAAAATAAATAAGTTTATTATTGATTTCATAGATAAAAATTTAGATAAATCAAAAATAAAAAGATTAATATTAAATAACACATCTTTTTCTAGCGATGAAGAGTTTATACATCTTGTAGGTAATACTAAAATATTTGAAAATGTAGAAGAAATACAAATAAAAAATACTCTAATTGATAAAAATTGTACTGATTTTTTTGAAAAATATTGGGACTTAAAAAAATTAGATGAATCAAAAATTAAAAAGTTAGTATTAGATTCTTTATCGTTTTTTAGCGATGATGACTTTGATAAATTAATTTATAATATTGAATACTATCAAAAATTAGAGGAATTGGAAATAAACAATTTTCAATATAAATATGAAGGGTCTATTGGTTATTTTAATATATTGATTGAACAAATAAGGGTTTTAGTTAACCTTAAAATATTAAAAATAAGTAATACCGACATTAATACGGAAACTGAATCAGACACTGATTTGATATTTACTGATGTATTTTTAGAAACTTTAGAAGAGTTAGTAAATTTAAAACATTTAATATTTACTAATAATGATATTGATATTGTGTTGTTAAGAAAAATATCAAAAAAAATTAAGAAAAAATTTAAAAATTTAGAAACATATGGAATTGGTGTATATACAAATTCACATTCAAGTTCACATTCAAATTCGCATTCAAGTTCATAATATAATTTATTAGTTTAGATTTAAATTCATATTTGGAAATAAAATGTTCTAATTTACAATTATTTTTTTAAAATTTGATTATATCTAATTATTAAGTAATTAGTACAAATCAACTGAGTAATCAACTGAGTAATCAACTGAGTAATCAACAAGCAATCAATAAGCAATCAATAAGCAATCAACTGAGCAATCAATAAAGCAATCAATAAGCAATCGACAAATTAACAATGAGTGCTATTAATTATGAACTTCTCAGCGAAATTATATTTACAAACGAGAAAGTATTTGATTTTATTGATATTAATAAGGCAAGGATATTGTCTTGTATCTGTAAAAACGCAAGTTTAAACAAAAATATTAATTTAAGTATTGACAGATTTAAAGCACGCGAATATTTTGATAAAATATTTGATATACTTTCATATCACATAATGAATACAAAAAAGAAAGCATATTTAATAAGGAATGGTATTGAAGAAACAAATAATGAAGATTATAGTATTACATCTCAGCTTGATAATATTGTAGATGATTTAAAGAAAGAGAATATAAATGTACTTGATGGTTTTAGAGAACTTATTGTTCTAGAATTCAAGGAATTTATTTATAATTATGCGTACTGTGGTGGAGATAGTTATGATATTGAATATAATTTAGATTATTGTATTCAATATAACTTAGTAGTTAATTATTTTGGATACTATGAATATTATGAAAATCATACATATGACCCAACACATTTTATAATAACGCCAGATACTCTCTATGACTTTCGCAAAGTATAAATATATAATTGTTAATATTAATATGTATTTGTAATGTATTTATTTTTTTATTTAATGGCCATATATCATATTTATAATTATATATTTATAATAATATAGAGTTATGTTCAAAGATATAGCACACTTTAACAATATAAATGATTATTTGCCAATTTTAAATGCTATACTAGTTGTTGAAATAGTAGTTATTATGTTAACATATTCAAATATGTTAGGTAAATATTTACGGATATGGTATCAACAGTTTTTATTATCAGCTCTATTAGCAGATGTTCTTGTAATATTTATAGTTGTTATCATAGCAAGGGCAATATATTATTATATTTTTGATACATTTTCAATCATTAATTTTATATTAGTTATGCTAGTAATACAAATTACCCATGATATTTTATTTTATTTAATGATAAGTATAATTCCAAGAGGTGCTAATAAAATAATAGATTTGTTTAAAGATTACGCAGATGAAGTATCGTATAAAGCAATAATAGGAGACAGTATAATGATTATTGCCACAGGATTAATTGCTTCATATCTCGCAAATTTTGATGCTAATGTAAATATTATAATATTAGCAGTATTCGTATATTTATTACAATATATTCTACATACATAAATATATTTTAACAAATTTAATATAATATAAAACTAATAATATTTTTTGAATAATAATAAAAAATGATAATATATCCTAACACAACTTAAATCAAGAAATCAATACATAAAAATTATAATGTATGAATGTGTGATGGTTGACAATATTCATGAAAGTATATATGATATATGCGAAAGTATATATGACAATATGTGCTATTGTGATTGTAATTTCAATAATGATAATATTACAATTATTCAAGACTTACTTAATTTTATTGAAGATCGCATGGGAACTATTTCAAAATATGATATTAATAATATGATAGTATGGTATGGGATTGACAATGCTGTTACTGAGTATAATAATTATTATGGAATATCTAATATAGACGTTAATGATTTCACAAAGTCACTTTTAACATTCTTGATTCTCTTATCATTTAAGGTTGAATATATTAACCACTAATAATATTATATAACAATATATTCTTCTCCGTCTATACTATAATTAATTTCATTATCATTTATTGGTATTTCGTTATTAATATCTAAATTATTTAATTCATTTATATTATTCAATATAATATCATCGCGTTTCTTATTGTTTATTTTAGAAACAATAGATATATCATTAATATTAACATAATTATTATTTATTTTTATTAATTTAGCACCTTTTTTTGTTTTATATACTTGAAATTCCTTATCACTATAAATATATTTCTCATTCGTCAAAATTTTCTGGGATCCCATAATTATATTAAATATTTATTTTGCATTTATATATAAATATGGCAACTATTGGTTTTATTATTTTAAGGCATATAAATAGTAGTATCGCAAATAAATAATTATATAAAACTCATATGACTATGATAATAATTTTAATAAAAATAATAATTTTAAATAAAAATATGATTTAAAAAATAAAAATTGATAGGTATCTTTACTTTATATAAAGATTAAACAAGTAATATAATACAACAATGAACGTTCTTCTCGCTAAAAATTTTAATGTTGACAAGCTTAAGTATTCTGAACTCAAGATTATGAAATCAGGCGCTAAATCAGTTTACATTAATTATAATGGAAATAAGGTAAATCTACAAACACCTATTCTCAATATTCCTTATGGAGTTAATGACAATATGCAGTTTATTAAGAAAGATGACACGCGAAAGGATGAAGAACGCAAATATGATATCACTGTATCATTTAAAGGAATGGATGAAAATCCAAAGATTAAGCAATTTTACGATAAAATGAAGGAATTGGAGCAAAAAATTATTGATGATGCTTTCACAAATCGTCTTGCTTGGTTCAAGAATAATTGTAGTGGAAACAAAGATTTTGTATCTGCTATGTTTACTCCAATTGTTAAGCATGATAAAGATAAGGTAACGGGAGAATATGCTAATAAATATCCGCCAACTTTCAAGGCAAAGATTCCATATAATTCTTCTGAAAATAAGTTTGACTTTGATTGCTATGATATGGATAACAATGAAATCAATTTTAATGATATTCTGTCAAATCTTAAAGGTGGAAAGGCGCAATTTATTATTCAATTGAGTGGTATTTGGTTTTCTGCTGGTATCTTTGGGTGTAGTTGGAAGATTGTATCATCAAAATTCCAACAGATTAATATGTCAAAACCAACATTTGTTCCTGACAGTGATGATGAATTGAATAACGGAGGTGATGATGAAGATGATGATGATATTTCAGTAGATAATGATATTGTCGCAAAGATTACACAAAAGCAACAGGTTGTTGATAAAAAAGTAGTTGTAGAAAAACCTGTTGTTGTAGCAAAATCTGCTCAAAAAGTTGTTGTTCCTTCTGAGGATGAAGACGACGATGAAGATGATGATGAAGACGAAGAAGAAGATGAAAACGAAAATGATAAAGAGCTTGCTAATGTTGATGAAGAAGATGAAGAAGAAGAGGAAGATGTAGTAGTACCTGTAAAAGTAGAAGAACCACCTGTTAAAGTAGTTTCTGAAAAAGCAAAGAAGACAGTTGTAAAAAAAGCTGGTAAGTAAATATAAGTAAATAATGTGAATTATGTAAATAATGTGAATATGTAAATTATGTGAATTATGTGAATTATGTGAATTATGTGAATTATGTGAATATATATTTTTTATATTATAAGTATAATAATACCAACAATAATAGACATAATTAATCTACCTAGTGGCAGTGCTTCTTCACATTCGTAATCAATCAAATCAATATTATTAGAAAATAATTTTGCTATCATATCTAGTATTTTATATGCGATTGGTAATGAAAAAAAGGCAAATAATATTGAAACATATACGGCCGTTTTAAATTTACATATATAAATATCAAAGAATCCTTTATTTTGTTCAAAATTCTGATTTCTGTCAGGAGGTATATACAAAAAATCAGGTGTATTTTTTATTATATTATTATTATAACTATTCATTTACATATATTCTACATAATAATATAATAAAAAATTATTACTTGGTGTAATTATATTTGCGGTTGGTTGAACTCTATCCATAACCATTAAATTATCATTTGTATTATTTAAATTATTATTATCATTGTTTATAAGAGTAGAAATAAATGATGTGAAATTAGATATTGTAGAAATATAAGATGATGTGTCATATGTAGATAACCAATCAGGAATATTACTATAAAAATCATTAGAACATAAAGCAAGTGATTTCATATAATTGCAACATAATATATATAAGTCGTCATTACACTCTTTAAACATTTTTATGCTTTCTTTACAGAAATCGTGTATAAATGTTTCATCATTAATATTTTTTAAATAATTATTACTTTCATCTATATTACAAGAAAAATCTCTAAATAATTTAATACATTTTAATAAATCATGCTTAGACATTTTTTTAAACCATTCAGGATTATTATAAAATCCTCTTCTTTCTATTTCAATAGATAAATCGGTATAAGCATTCATATCTGTTGTCCATACACATTCTTTTTTTTTAATAATATTATTATATTTTATTTTCATATTTAATCTCCAAATAATTTTATTATCTAATATTTCGCGCGTATAAGGATTATAAGGTTCAACTTTATCATCCAAGCATTTTCTTACAAAATATTCAAATTCTACAATATTAAAAGCATATTTTCCTTTAATATCTTTAAAAGTAAATAACATATCTGGATGTATATTATTAATATTTTCAGTCGTAAATAAATCTTCATCATTTAAAAGGTTACTATTAGAACTTTCTTGAATACATAACATTTTATATTTTACAATATTTTGGAAATTTTTTAAAATATGTTTATTACACTTATTACTAAATAGATATGTATTATAATTTAGCAAATATATTTTATTATATATAGTATTTTTACTATTTGTATTAGTAGAGTTCTCATTATCATAATCAAAATAGTTTTCATAAATATTATTTAATTTTGTAATTGGAATTATTTTAAGTAAATCAATAAATAGTATACTTATAAAACTTTCACATTCACCTTCTCCATCATTATCATGTATATATTTGTATAATTTATAAATATCATATAATTTTAACGCATACTTATCTTCAAATAAATTATAAAATATTTTACATAAATGTTTCTTTTTAGAATGTATGTGATAACAGCAAAAAAATGTGTTTTTTATCGTCTTCTTATTACATAATCTAAAACATTTTTTTTTCCTATATATACATCTTAATGTTTGCTCCATAAAATTTATAAAAGTAATTTATATCTAATTTAATATAATAATTTATATTTATATATACTAAGTTTGTTTTATTGTGAATATAATATTTATATATAAATAAATAATATATATATAATAATGATATATATATATGGAGATAGTCACGCCAATAATTGTTTCAAAAATTTAACTTTACCTCATGCTAATTTGTATAGTAATTCTATAACGATGTTTCGTATCGGAAGAGATAATATTATTATTAATTTTGAAAAGGATAGTATACAAAAAGGAGATACAATTATTTTATTATATGGAGAAGTTGATTGTAGATGTCATGTACAAAAACAAATAAATTTAGGAAAGAATGAGGATGATATAATATATGAACTTGTAAATAATTATATAAATACTATACAAAATAATACAAAGGGTCTTGATATAAATATATTTATTGTTGGAGTAATACCACCTACAAAGAGAAATGATTATGAAATATTATTTGGACCAATATTACACGAATATCCATTTGTAGGAAGAGACGAAGATAGAGTAAGATATACTTTCAAAGTTAATAAATTATTAGAAGAATTATCAAATAAAAATAATTTTGTTTATTTTAACCCATATGATTATTATACAAGAGAAGATGGAACATTTAAATTTGAGTTTTCAGATAATAATGTTCATTTGAGAGATAACGCGTATTTTTTAGAAAAGTTTATTGAATTATATGAAAAAATCAGGTAAATTAAGGTATTATATTAGCAGGTAAAAGAATACTAGCATTTACATAACTGTAATAATCATATAATTTATTTTTAAGAAGGACATATTTATTACCATTTTTTAATATAACCCGTCCTCTATCTTTCTTTACATGTTGTCTATTTTTATATTGTAAAATTTTTTTATCAGCTTCTATATTATTTGTATATGATAATTCATTATTATCAACATTTATAGGCCAATTATAACATTTGTATCCATTTGATGTAGGCTTATTGACATCTGATTGTATTATACAATCAAAAGATGATGCTTTTAACATCTTCAAAAACGAATTAATAAGATTTTCTTTATTCTTAGCAATATTGTATATGTGTTTATCTGTTGTAATCTCTTTATCTTTACTACGTAATGTAGGGTTATCATTTAATTGTTTTTTAGTAAAATTCATTAAATATGTATAAACTTGTACATCTTGATCTTGAACAGGCAAAGCCATATGACTTTTTGTTCGCACTGCCCTTCCAATAACCTGTTCTATTCTTACAGAGTTCCAGAAATATTCTGTAATTAAAACACGTCTTACATTTAACAAAGATATTCCTTCTGCTCCTGACTGTGTTATCATCATAACCTTGACTATTTTTCCATATAATTGCTCCTTGTCTATGTCAATGTCATTATCTTTTAACTGTTTTTGTATATTTTTTGGCAATGCTTTGCTATTACCATTAAATATATTCATAAGAATTTTAGTTTTTTCCCTGTCAGAATTAAAAATGACATATCTTTTGTTATGATATTTCTTATTAAATATGTCCATATCATCATCTATTGTATATATGTCTTTGTCATCAATATTGATTTTAATAATATTTATCTCAGCATATCCTTGTCTATTTAGAACTTCCTTAAATATCCCAATACCTTCAATAACACGAAACTGTGAATATACTAATACGCTTCCGGGTGATGTATTAATATCTTCATACATTTGCGCAAATTTTGGACTACATACGCTTTGTAATTTATCAATATCTAGATATTCGCTCTTGACCAATTTATCCATTGCTTCATCTAGTTGTTCGCTATATGCCGCAGCAACATCTTTATTTAATTGCTTATTATCAAAATCACCAGACTGAGAACTATTATCACTATCATCATTTACTAATTCTTTTTTCATTAGCATTCTTAAATCTTGCGGAAATACACGATTAATTTCATCTGGGAACGCAAAATTACATATCATTCTACTAAATGCCCTATACACAGACCCTAAGTCATCATTTGTATTTCCTTTTTTGAAAAGTTTTTTTTTGTCATCCATTCTAATTTCTACCAAACGTACTTCTAAATATTTTTGTATTTGATGGTCGGCCATAAAAAGTTCTCGTGATATTGGAGGCAACATTCTAGGGTATAGTTCAGAACCAGTCATTCTGTAATAACTTATTGTTCCTAATATTCTTCTTTTGAATAAATCTTCATTTTTAATAGTTCCATTTTTATCATCATCTATAAATAATTTATTAAACATAACCTTGTCAGATGGCAAAGCTTCATAATTCATAATTTTATTTTTAATAGATAATTTTACAATATCAGTTTTATTTAATACTTCCACAATATTTTTTACTATATTTTCTGAACTATTTACCCAGTTATCTTTTGTAATATTTGTATTATCATTATCAACCCTTTTAAAATCCTCTGGCAATAATGTTATTGACAAAATATTTTCATTATAATTTATAGTATCTATATAAGTATATAATTTTTTTACTTGTAAATGTTCAATAACAGCTTTTAAATCAGGAATCTTTGACTTTTTTAATAGTTCAATATTATATTCTTTTATTGGCCCTCTTACAAGATTGATTAATGTAGCTATTTCATATGGTTGATTTATTATAGGTGTTCCAGAAAGTAATATTAATTTTGTTCCTTTTGCGTTCATTATATGATTATATATTGCTTTGGCCAATCTTGACCCGTTAACTATTCTACTTATGAAATTATGAATTTCATCTATAATTATAAATGTGTTGTCAAATGGTTTTGAACCTAATTCTTTTACCATCTTTGCACTTAACCCATTATAATTTATAAATGTATATCTATTCCTAATTATGTGATTAATTGTGTCATCTATCTTATCTTTTGCTTTCGCATCAGTATAACGTACTTTTTCTATTATAATCTCAGCACCTTTAATATCATTTTTATATATTGGAACCCAAACTAACCCATCCTTTTTAACAAATTTATCTGATATCGCATATTTTGATAATTCGCTCATCATTTCTGGCGATTTCTTATTTACCTTAATTTGCGTCCATGTTTTTTTAAGATTACGCCCAATATTTGATACTTTCAAAAGCTCACTTTCATAATTTTGTGATAAAGATGCGGGTGTCATTATAATAATTTTTTTAAGATTAATATATCCCTCAGCCGCAGCAATAGATGCTATTGATTTACCAGACCCTAATTCATGATATAAAAGTACTCCCCTATACGGGCCATCAAACTGCATATAATCTTTAACAATCTTTTGCTGTCGTAGCAATTTTATATTGTTATCATGTATATCACAAGTGTCATCTGATTTTTTACATGGTTTTGTTATTACCGCATCATCTTGCTTGCTAGAATATTTTGAAGGATTGAATGTTTTATATATCTCATTATTATATCCTATACGATTTGGTAAAATCCAATTATTTGGTTTTACTATAATATCCATATCTTCTATTATAATAATTCAAATTAAAAAAATAAATTATAAATAATAAAATTGTTTATAATAATACATTCATTACATCCTTCTTAGTAATTATTTGTTCATGAAGTTGTGCTTTTTATAAAAGGCTCTAATATATTAACAGCACGTTTCATACCAATTTGTATTGATAATTCAACTATTTGGTCACATAGTAATATAATTGCGATACCTATTATAAGAAGAATAGATATATTAAAAATAGCATTATAAATATAATTATTTTCATTTGTATCTTTTTTTATTGATGTATCTTGCTTTGCTAAGTTATCGCGGTTTTCATTTATATTTTCTGTTTTGAATCCTCCTGGTCCTGTATTTTCAGGATGTATTACAGGGTCTAATACAGAAGTTTTATTATAACCGCTACTATTTACGTTACCATTATTAATTTTTTCTTCTATACTTTTCAAAAATAGTATAGCTTCTTCTGCGCTTTTTTTCTCCTCAGGTGTTAAATTATAACTGCTGTTATTTAATAGATTATTCCCATTATTAGGGATATTATTATTATTCGCATATTGCGAGGTGTCATTATTTGTATAAGACTGCTTATTTGTTGTTGGCATATACGCATGTGAATTGTATTTAACTTCGTCATTAAGATTATTTATATTGAAATATTGCTCTAAATCTTCGTCATAATAAGGCATTACATTATCACTAGAACCCTTAATATTATTATAGGAACTAGCTGAATAATTTAAACTTGTCATTGTTGAAGAAGGATTAGATATAGGTTGCAGTTCATGTTGCTGTAATGTAGGTTTATTAGTATTATTCTGAAAAGTATTCATCATAAAACTATTATTATTAGCATTTGTATATACATTCATTGCGTCGTCATGTTCCTTTTTACATTCATTAGATACAGGTATATTATAATTAGGAGCTTGTAATGGCGAACACGAACTACCTTGATTATTTGGATAATCTGTTAGTTTATTTGAATTTAATGATAATTTACTTGTTTCTACAAACGAAGGGCTTGTATTTGTAGAAACTACCATAGAACCGTTATTTTTATTAGGTTTTTGAACTGATTTTGGTTTTTTTTCAAAAGTATCTATATTATATGCTTCTTGTAATGTTGAATAATTCATTATTTATATACTTCTATTATACAAAATGAAAAGAAAAATTAAAATAAAAATATTTATATAATATAATTGTAAAGAAGAAAATATGGATAATATACATATTGAAGATATATTTAAAGGCATACTGACAGGATTTTTTGCTTCTTACTTAATAATACTAGGAATGCGTCCAGCAGCAATATATCCGGATAATATTTTGGATATTATAGATAATCCTTGGATATTTCTAATTTTATTTATCATCAATTATTATATATTATATTGGGATTTTACGATAGGTTTGTTATTATTTTTAACATTAATCGCATTAATACTTGATATAATAATATTTACTCATGGTGATTTTATAAAGGATATTTTAAATATAGTAGATACAAATTTATTTAGCATAAATAAACAAATTGAAGATAATAAAAATATAAAAGATAATACCCAAGATACATATAAAGATATTAATGATATTATATTAGAACAATTAATACATTACAACAAATTACATGATAACTCTAATAATATTAAATCATACAATTCAGTTCTATAAAAATCTTCTCAAAAAATAGATTATGACATTTTCAATTATACCCGAAGGTATAATAACATTAGAACCGTTATCTATTATTTTCTTAATACTTGTACAAATTGGTGGAAGATATCTTAAAATCGAACTAACACCAGCCCAACAAAAGATAATAAATAATGTAGTTATCCAGAGTATTATTTTGTTTGCTATTATTCTTATGGCAACTAAAAATATCGCAAATAGTTTAATTATAGTATGCTTTACGTATCTATGTATTAATATATTATTTAATGAAAATCATAAATATAATATTCTTTCTAAAAAATGGTTAATAGATGAAAATATTATATCAGGAAATGACTATAAATCTTTGAAAGATATATATATAAATAATATATCACGAATTATATAATAAAAAACTATATAATAATATAAATAATAAATAATATATATATATAAAACAATATATTATTTATTAATGAAAAAATTAAATAACACAATTATAATTGATATGAAAGACGGAACTAATACAAATACTGTTCTTGATAATATTTTTAGTAGTGAAGACAATAGTTTATTTGATAATGTATATAAAATAATAGAATGGACAATGAGTGACTGGTTTATTAAAAAAGGTGTAACGCAGAAGAAAGAAGATATATATATATATGTTGATTCTCTCCCAGACTATTTCAAAGCATATACAACAGAAAATGATAAGTATTTACGTATTTGTATTAAACATAAAATTAAAAAAAATAACCCTGATTACAAAAAAATTAAAAGTAGGTTCATTATTAAAAATATCAAATCTGGTTATTCAAATTTAATCAAAGGTCTATCTTTAATTAAAATTATTAATTACATGGAAATATCTGATATCCCTAATACAAAACTTATAAATATTAATCTAAATACAGAAATTAATATAAATCTTCCATACAAAGATGGATTTGAAAAATATCTCCTGGATATATTTAATACTATAAATGATAACTTTAAAACAAAGCTAAATAATTTATAAAAATTTTTACTCACAGCTATATAAAAAATGATTAATACATATTATATATATTTATAATAATGGCTAATAATAATGATAATTGTTTCAGCAATCTATCATATAAATTAACAAAACTTATAAATAAAAAAGAAAAAAAAGATAATGGAATATATTTTACACCTCCAAATACTGTTATTGAATCTCTTGATATAATATTACATATATTAAAATATGAAATATTTAATAATATATTAGAACCTTCATGTGGTTCTTGTGAATTTATTGACAAACTTATGACTTATTATCCAAATGCGTCTATAACAGGCGTAGAATATAATAAAATAATATATGATAATATTAAAAATAATTATAATAATGTTGATAATGTTAATATATTCAATGACAATTTTTTGAAAACGCAATTTAATGTAAAGTTTGACTTAATAATAGGAAACCCGCCATATTATGTTCTTAAAAAATCAGAAGTTGATCAGTATTATTATAATTATTTTGATGGTCGTCCAAATATATTTCTATTGTTTATTATTAAATCATTATCATTACTAAATGATAATGGTGTATTATGCTTTATATTGCCTAAAAGTTTTTTAAATTGTTTATATTATAATAAAACAAGAGAATATATATATAATAATTTTCAAATATTATCAATAGAAGAATGTAATGATGTTTATATAGAAACTGAACAGCAAACAATAATATTTATAATTAAAAAAGGCATTGTGAATGACAATGTGAATGACAAATATATATTAAAACATCTGAGTGATAAATATACAATATTCGCAACAACAAAAGTTATTGATAGATTAAACGAGCTATATATAAATGCTACAACATTAAATGCTTTAAAATTCAAAGTATATGTTGGGAATATAGTGTGGAATGAACACAAGTCTTTACTTACAGATGATGAGCAAAAAACACGATTAATATATTCAACAGACATTAAAAACAATACGTTAAGCATAAAAAATTATACAAATACAGCTAAGAAAAACTATATAAATAGAGAGGGATATAAAGAACCTTTATTAGTTATTAATAGAGGTTATGGTGTAGGTAATTATAATTTTGAATATTCTCTAATTAATTGCGGACATAGCGACAGTTTATTTAACATAAAAGAATATTTAATTGAAAATCATTTAATTTGTATTAAGTATGAAGAAGATGAACAAGAGTATTTTGGTAATAGCGATAGCAGCGATAGCGTTGATGATTATTTAATTTATAAATATAATCAAATATACAGGTCTCTTAGTGATGAGAGAACAACTGAGTTCATTAAATTATATTTTGGGAATAACGCAATTAACACTACTGAATTATCTAATATACTTCCAATATATTTATGAATATTTATGATATTTGAAATGCTGGAAAAGCAATACCATTACCATTCTTCCATCTAAGCAATATTTTAATAGAATATCCTTCGCAGGTTTTCGCAATAAATTTATTTTTATTTATTGTATAACTAGTTATTTTATACTTATCCATATTAATTATTTGCTTATAAAACTTTCCTTTTTTATACAGCATATAAATTTTGTTATTTTGAGTATTACTTAAATACTCATTTAATTTTTCTATATTCAACTCTGTATTTGAAATAAAACTAATAATACTTTCCCTTGATAGCTTATTCGCAAGCTTATAGAATTCTATATCTTTTATATTACCAGTGTATTTACTACTTTTTTTACAACCTTTATCATATATATTTTTGTGATCTATCATACACACAGGAGATGTGCTATTTATCTCTCGTAAATAAATATTTTTATTGGGAACTATTAAATCATCACGCGATGATGTTAATAATGGCAAGTAATTATCGTAATAAAATTCTTCATATGACCTTGTCATATATTTACTAGGATTATAAGGGGAAACAAATTGAGGGGCCTTATCTATATTATCTACATTAAACTTTAATTCAATTTTAAATTTTAATGTCTCGTCGCTAATTTCAAAATCATAATTATATTTTCTCCCAGCACGATGTATTAAATGTATCTTGTTATTAATATTTAAATCATTATTAATATAATTATAAACAGCAATTCTAATATTGTTCCACCTCCTTGAATATTTGTAATATTCATTCAAATCAGTATTATTTACAATACATCCTATAATAGATTCTCGCTTCTTATTATTTATATCGTTTGTTTTTTTTGGTGATACATTAAAGGCATTTATATCTCTATAACATATATTCTCATTATTATATGAGATAATAGGCAAATTTCTAATATTTTGTATATATTTTAGTAAAACATATTTCAAAATCATATTTGGTTGTGTTCGTGTTCTTGGTCGTCTTGTCGCTCTGTTTTAATTGAATAAAACTCTGTATGCTTATCAACAATGATAAGATTCTAGTTTATCATTTTTTATATTTATATAAAATTATAGAACACATATATTCATCATTAATAAGAAAATTATATAAAGATTAATTGTTAATATAGATTAGGAATAATAAAGAGTTCCTCAATATTTTATGCTGCTATAGCTCAGTTGGTTAGAGCACTCGGCTGTTAACCGAGTTGTCGCAGGTTCAATCCCTGCTAGCAGCGTTTTATTTTTATTAAATTATAATTAAATATAATTTTGTTATTTGCTACTAATATATAAGTATATAGTAACTAATTATTATAGTATTATAATACTATGTTTGACCTTCAAGATGATATGAAAGATTTGCTTAGAAATATAAACCTTTGCTGTATAAAAATAAATGAGCAAAAAAATCTAAATTGTACTTTCACAAAACTAGATTTTCTTGAAAAAGAAGCATTTTATGAAAAATATCCAAATACAATTTTTTATGAAAGTAAGCAAAAATAATATATATTAATTGATATATATTATTTTTTTAATATCATCTATATCTTTTTTTAAGATATTTATTTCACTTTTCAAAGAAATATTTTCTTTTCTTAATTCTTTAATTGCTTCTACAAATACAGCTCCTAATCTTTCATAACATATTGTAAGATATTGCTCTCCGCTTTTAGAAACAATTTTTTCATTAGATATGTGTATATCAAATGGGGCAAATTTTACTATTTCAGGAATTACTTTTTTAACCTCTTGTGCGCTCAATCCTATTTCATTATCATATTCAAATCCTAATTGCAAGGCTTTTTCATTAGGAACATAATAAAATCCACTTAAACTATCAATAATATTGAGAGCGCCAGTAATATTTGATGTTAATGTTTTTAATCTACTATCTGAATAATATGAGCGGATATGACCTGACGCACTTATATTTCCTTTAATTGTTAATCTTTCCGGAGGAAGGGTGATACTAGGAGTATCCAGATCATCTCCTATCATTAAATTACCCGCTTTTGTAAACTTAAATAATTTTTTTGTAATACCACTATTTTGTGTAGTAATATTAAATATTTCATTAGTATTCCTGTCATCAGTTCCTAAGGTAGTATCAGAAAGGATGCTGTCATTATTAAAAATTTCTAATTTATTTGTTCTACATAAAGTTGTTATATTTATATTTACAGATTCAAATCTAGGCGGAACAATTTTATTTAATCTCCATACATCATCTTGTTCTCCATTATTATATGTGTTAAGTGCTGTACCTTTTATTAATATTGTTTGATTCTCTTTTAAAATATTAGATGTAATTAAATCTATATCCTTTATATACTCCACCGAAGCAATCCTAGATTCTGCCGCTGCTTTTTGTAACAAACTTGTTTCTAGATTTATGCCATTAAGTGTATAGTTGCTTGAATTAATATTAGATGAATTAATTGTACCTCTTACATCTAAATCATATTTTGGATCTATTATATTAATACCAACATAAGATTGTTGATTATCAGTATTATATTTTAATAGTGAAGGAAAATGTATTTTGGATATGTTATCAACTGTACCGCTTACAGTTGTCCATGTATTTGGTTGCACTTTTAATTTTAATTGCCCATCAATTACTACAAAATCTTCTGGGAGTACTTTTATTAAACCAGGTGTTGTATAAGTAGCATTTTCTATTCCTATATCAGAAGCTCTTAAATTTCTTTGTCCCCCATCCGTTTTTACTTTAATAATACTGTTTTCTAATTCTAAATTAACTATTTTTAATGTATTGTTCTCAAATTTAAAGTTTGATGATGTTTGAATATCAATATCATCATTGCCCCATAAAACAAAACCTTTATTAAAAGAACCTTTGCCAGTTCCTCCTCTCTCTATACTTACTGTACCGTCAAATAATACATTAGCTGACACTTTACATAGCAGCTTAATTCCATCAAAAACTAAATTTGGTGATTGGTTAATACTATATGTATTAATTCCAGAATTTGTTTGAACTGTACCATATAAAAGTTGATTATTATTTACTGTATTTAATCCAGTTCCACCCTGAGATACAGGTATTGTTCCTGAACGAATATTATTAGCATTTAAGTTACTAATATTAGTTCCGTCTCCATATATTTTATCAGCTCTTAAAGAACCATTTATATCTAATAAATAGTCGTTTTGTGTTGGAGGTTTAGTTTTATCATCTTTATTAATATAAACTTGGCCAAATAAAGATGTTTTTCCATATATTTCAACAATATTATTACTATAATTATTAGTAGAAGTATTATTAAATTTAATAATATTACTAGTATTATGATAACTACCTCCAATAATATTAGATGTAATTATATTTTCTTTAATATATATATTTTTATCAACATATATATTATCTTTAATATATATATTACATGAAAAATATGAATATCCATCAACATAAAAATTACTATTAATATGAGTAATTCCATTAATGTCTAATAAATAATTAGTACTAGGAAATTCATTATTGATACCAATATGCTTATCATTAGTAATAGTTAGATAACTAATATCATTTGAAGTAATAAGATAACTTGAATTGCTTCCATATTTTATTTGATATTTATTATTAAAGGTGTTAATATTCCAACCCATTATTATAAACTCTATATATATATTTTGTTATTATTTTTTAAGTAAAAAAAATGATTTTTATCAGTTATTTATATAAAAATAAAGAGCATTTATTTATAATATATGCGTCAACAATTATTTACATCTCATGATAAATATCATATTCATAAAATACTTGGATTTGGATGCTTATTCAATTACTTTTTACGTATATACTGGTTAATCGCACATAGAAACATGTATTTATATGCTGATTATATAAGTTCACAAATCATACCAGTTGTTCATTTAACACTTTCGCTATCATCATTTATATTTCATGTGCCACATATCAGATTAAACTCAAAAATAATAATTTGGAAAGAATTACAATTACATAATATTATTTTCACATCACGGTCATCTATTATTATGGCATATAGTTTAATATGTATTAATTATAATATAAATAGAAATAGCGAGTATTATTATTTATATCATCTAGGTAAATTTTTATTAATTATATTACATCATCTTTTTGCGGATTATATTACAGCAAAATATAATAATAATGATAAAACAACAACACGTGATATAAATTGGGAAAAAATTGAAGATAATGTTAAAATAATTCTTAAAAAATATTATGCTATATGTCAAATATTTGCTATCAATGCTTTATTATTAACTGATAATGATAAATTTGGGTTTGGTATTATAGAATCTTCATTTTTGATAATGTTTCCTATACAATTATCTACATTTTTAATGACACTTGTAAGAAAAGGTATTATTTCTAATATTAGTTGGCATTTTTTCTATGCCTTATCATTGTTATCCCCGTTCCTTATTACAATTAATAATAGTAAAAATGATGTAAAAGAAGTAGATGTTGCTAAAATATATTTGACTGTTTTGTATGTAGTATTTAGATTACAATTTAATATGAATAAATATTATTTAATGTCGCATGTTTTTATGTTGAATATGTATGTTCAATATAAAAAAGGTAATATTATGATACCTTTACTATATTAAAAATATATTTAGAGTTTTTTACATAAAAACTCCTTAAAATCTCTATATTTATATGGCAAATATGTGTTGTCTTCTGTATCAATATAATCAAACTCCCATCCATTATCTAATAACTCTTCGCATTCTTGAATTCTTTTAAAAATTCTTTTATCATCAAGAATATATTCATTATTATATTCTTGATGTGAGAAATTTTTTACTTTATTTTTTATAAATTCAATATCCCCAAAAAATGAAAGATGCCATCCGCCATTTTTAATAACTGGAAGTGTAAGTGTTCCGGTGCTTCTTACAGCCTCAGGGTCGCAATAATAATCATTATAATAACAACCATAATTAATTATTTTTGGGTGTTTCCATTTTTCTTTCATTTTGCAGTATATATTATAATAATATAAATCATATTCTAAAACATAAGCACCATTAATTAAATTATTATTTTTAACATGTACCAAAGTTTTTGAGTCAGGAATCTCATCTACATCTGAAATTATGATAATGTCGTCGTTTTTCAAATTCAACTGTCTTATTCCCTTGTCTATACATCTTCGTTGATTATGCTCGACATACCATGGGTCTGATGTCTCTGGTATATATTTATCTTCTACTATTATATGAATTATTTTATCTAAAAATTTTGAAAATCTTTTCTTATTATTTTCAAAGTATAACTCTTTATCATTTCTTACAAATGTTTTAGTTGATTCAACTAAAACAAAATGGTCTACGACATCATACAGTTCATTTAGTCTTAATTCTAACATATCTAATTCATTATAAAAAATAAAACAATCAATTATTTTCATTTAATTATTTATTATCTTCATAATCCTTATATAAATATCTTAAAGTTCATAAGATTTAGCATTAATTTGTGAATAATAATACAAATAAGTTAATAAATATCTACTTTTATCTATATCACTTAGTTTATCTGTATTTAATTTAAAACCATTATTAATAGCAAACTCAAAAAGATTTTTAAATAATTCTAGATCATCCTCTAAATTATTAGAAGGGTTTGCGAATATATTAAGTATTTTATAATTTTCTGGTGATAATCTTCTTATCAAGCATATATAATTCAAATTATAAGTATCATTATATACACCAATAATAATAGTAGGATTAATAAAACGATTTTTGCTTAACCACAAAGTATCTTCTATTATTTTAGGCTGACTTTGTTTATTTTCATTAGACCATTTATAAAAGGAACTATATACATTATTATAATTTAATTCGCAAATATTTGAACCTTTATTATTAAAGCGAAGAACTGGTATGTTGAACGAATAGCAATTTAAAATATTTATTAATATTAAAAAAAATTTAATACTAGTATTCATAATAATATATAATATTTTAAATATTTAAATTATAATATGTTA